AGCCGCCCAATCATCTACTGTATTATGAGTATCGAATTCACTTCCCCACAATGTATTTTGATAATCTCTTTCCTTGTTAATAGCCTCAAAAATTTGTTGTCTATCCATTTTAAAACTCCGTTTCCTTTAGATTATATTGTTGTGCTCTCCAAACAGAAATCATATCTCTCATTACTTGGAATAAATTTTTAGATTTCTCAAGTTCTCCAGTCTTTACAGCTATAGCTTCAAATAGTCTAGTAAGTCTATGTCTAGTATCATCATCATAACCAGTTTTATGATAAGTTGCCTCGATAAAATTAAATGCAGGTGGTTTATCTCCCTTAAAAAATGCAGAATCAGTTGTGACCTTAACAGTAATATCTGCTAGTAATACATCACGTTCATCCTTTAACATAATCAGACCTTTATTAAGATAACCTATTTCTTCCGCTAATTTAAACATATCATCAAAATCCGGCAAACGAATCGTATCCATTATCTTTCTCCTTTCTTATGTGGACAAACTCCACCAAATCGTATAGCATTATTGCAATTATAGCAAAGAATTCTATATAAATCAGGTCTATATTCCTTCATGGCTATTTGATAAGCCAGCCTGCCAGTTTTTTTTATCCTGGTCCCTTTTTGTCCATTAATATGATCTATAGTTAAGAATTCAATAAATATTTCTCCGCAGCAATTACATTTATTTCCGTACATTAATAAAAATTGTTCCCTTATTTTTTGATTACGTTCTTTATCATGATCTTTATTATATTGTCTTTTATGTACTCTACATTTATCAGGATTATTCTTCTGCCATTTTTTAGAGCGAAGTATTATCTTGCTTCTATTATTCTTATAATATTTCTTCTGAGAGGCGCTACCCATTTTTCTCCTCCCATTTATCTAGTAAATTTTTTATATTTATATATTTTTCTACATTATTAAAACATTTTTCCAATGAAAAAATTTCGGGACAAAAAGTAGTTACACCATTTAATTTAAGTTTCATATCCTGCACTGTCATGCCTTCTTTATAAATAACTAGAGGATCGAAATCTAATGTTGAATCCATACAATACATTCCCCATATCTTTGCTACTCTTCTGATCTCATATGGAGAAATGTTTAAATATTGAGATATATATCCTACCTCATATCCTCTAGCAAGCATTTCTAACAGTTGAATATCAGAAAGAATCCAAATAACACAGGGTTCTATATTCCCTTTTGCAGACAAGTATGCAACAATAACATCCCATAAAGTAGCATCTTCATTAAGATTATAGATTCTTGTTGCTATTTCATTCAATTCTTTATCAGCTATTTTTAGCATTTTCTAATTTCTCCACCATTTCTACATTTTCATCATATAGTTTCTCTACATATTTTAATAAATCAAACCATGCTTGAAAATCTAAAGCCATAAAATATCTCACACCTTCTCTAGCACCATCAAATTTTATAATTACACAAGGAATATTGCTAAAATTTTCCTCTGCCTCTTTTCTAATCTTATCAAACCATTCCTTGTGGATAGTCATATCTTTTCCACCATAACCTACTTTACACTCTCCCCTAAAAACGAAAGGAATAAATTCATATCTTCCTATCAAATCTCCAGTAAGATGCGGAATTTCTACAATCGTTCCTATAGCTCCAGACCCAGGTATTCGTTTCCAAGTATCAGGGAACATATTATTCAATTGATCTCTTGCATCATATTCCCATCTCTTACCCTTCTGTTTGCTGTTTGGCATCATCATCTCCAAATTTAAAGATTTTATTTCTATCATCTACTATACTAACAATTTCTTTATTAAACATTAAATTATAAATACCAATAGGTCCATTTCTTTGTTTAAGTATGCAGAATTCAATCCTTCCATCTGATTCAGGATTTTTATTATATACTTCATCTCTATATAAACCTATTACTATGTCAGCATCCTCTTCCAGATTTCCACTTTGTCGTAAATCGGAGAGAATTGGATGTTTATCTTCTCTTGATTCTAATAGTCTATTTAACTGAGATGCTACAATCGTAGTAAGATTCAGATCAACTGATAGAAGTTTAAACATTCTAGAAATCCTACCAAGTTCTGCCGTCTGATCTCCATCCCTTTCAGCCAAGAGTTGAACATAATCAACTCCAACTATTTTAATATCATGTAATCTTTTATATTTTCTTATGACTCCTGTTACATAATTAATATCGCCAAAAATATTTGAGTCAATATAGAATGGTAATTTCTTTAGACGATTATATGAACGCTTTAATTTTCGTAATGCTGTATCATCAAGGCGACCATATCTTATATTTGAGTATGGTATTCTTGTATCCATAGCCAACAATCTTTCAATAAGGTCTTGGTTTGACATCTCTCTATTGATTAAAAGAGATGGTTGATCTGCCTCTGCTGATGATTTTAGCATAGATAACAGAGTTGTAGTCTTTCCCATTGATGGTCTGGAACCTATAATCCATTCTGTTCCAGGCGTCATTCCTCCTGTTGCCTCATCAAGCGTTGGCAAACCAGTTGTAATACCACTGATACCAGGAGTTTCTGTTCTTTTTTGAATCTTGTCAAATGTAACATTCAGGATTTCATCAAGAGAGTGAATTCCATTTTGTAATCCAGAACCGCTAAGATTATCTATCATCTGTTTCATATTTCCAATGATACTATCAATATCAGAAGTGTTCTGTACAGTAGCAGGAAGATTAGCTGCTAGATTAAGTAATGTTCTCCCCTTATAAGCATCTCCTAAAGCTTTCAAATATAAATCAAAAGACTTTTCTTCTGTCTCCATATTGGAAAGCATATCAATATAATCGGGACCACCAGTTTTATCGTGTAATTTATGTTGTTCAATATAAATCTTTAAATTACTTGGACTAAGAGATACATTATCTTTCACAAGTCCAGTCATAGAATTATAAATTGCTCCATGAATTGATGCACTAAACATTTCTCCTCGAATAGAATCCATTATACTAAAAATTCTATCGGGTGTTTTCAAAAGTAATGCAAGTATAGTTAATTCTGTGTCGTGATTAAATAATTGATTTTCTGGCATTCTTTCTCCTAGCACGTTTATTTATAATATCTCTAATAGTAAATACAGACTTACCAGATACTCTCATCCGATTTCTTTTCTTTTCTAATTTATTCTCACGCCGTTCCCATCTACTCATTTATCTCCTCGTTGAATATAAGAATATAAAAAGGACCAAAACAAATTCTTGTCCAATATTCGTGTTCACTTATGGACCATTTCCATCCTAACCATACTCCAAACAAAATTCTTCTCATTTTATTTCCTATAGAGTGGGGTAGGGATTTGCACCCATTTCCGCTGTAGGAGCCTCATAGAGGACTATAACGCCTGTTACGCTCCCACCCATTTTACTCTTCTGTTTCTGCTCCCTCAACACCCTCTATATCATCACCAAAGATTGCCTTCACTCTATCACTGACATCTGCTAACGAACCTTGTACTTCCTCAGCAACTTCTGTTTCTGCCTCAGCCTTACGTTTCGCAAAGATGTCTGTAATAGATACTCCCTTGGTAACATCAATCATCTCATCTGCGGTTAATTGCATTCCTACAGATGATAGAACATATCTATCAAGGTTATTCTTCTCAATAATAGAAGTAACATCGTCATTGAATTGGGTCATAGGCATAGCCATAATAGTCATATCTTTTCCTGCTCCCTTGGTTGAAAGTTTAATATCAAAGGATGTTATTCCTCCTTTAACAACTTCGTTTCCAGTAGTAGGATCAATACTAAGATCAACAGTTTCACTATGAATCATGGCTAATTGTTCAAACAATTCTCTACCACGTTCCAAAATTTTGATTGTATTAGATGGTTCAGGATCAATTCCCACTAGACATCTTTCACCATCAGAAGTTGTAGTAGGGAATTTACCCTTAACTGCATAATACTCTTCTCCAGTTTCAGGGTCTTTAATGACTGGAGTTCTATCTAAAATATTTACCAAATAGCGTCTGCTTCTATTGTAAAAACCTTTTGATTTCTTGTATGAATCTGGAAATTCTCTACGAAGCTCATCATTATGTAAACAGAGTGGACAAAGTTCTCCAATACATAACAGACTAGCATTAGCTTTTTGAATCCAGTGCTTTTCTACTGAATGAGCGGATTCATCTAGAATTCTAACTAAAACTGGACTACCTTCCTTGAAACGAAGATACTTTGGTCTAGTAAAATTAACATCTCCACTAGATTTATCTGGAAATTCTACAAATGGTTTCATTTTATTTCTCCTGTAGGCTTTTCATTTGCCATATTACTACTAATGAGTTCTTTAATGGACTTCATAGTTGAGCCTTTCATTTCTTCTAGAAGTGCTAAAGAATCTTCAAGTGATATTTCTCCCAACTCTTTATTAATCTTTTGATATCTTCTATATTGAGATTCCACAGACAACAATAACATATAATAAATATTATTTATAACCTCCTCATTAAGAGCAAGATACTCTGGAATATCCTCTATCTCATCTGTTATCTTGATATTCTTAAACTGTCCCAAAAAAAATGTTCGTTCAACCTTAGCCAACCTATTCATCCACTTCCTCCTCCTCTGTAATTTTTGTCTTAATACCAACGATATTATAGCACTCTTTTACAATTTTGTCAAGTAGTTCTTTATCCTCCGCTAATCTAGCTAAAGCTTTTACATCTCCAAGTCCGAGTAATTCAGTACCAAAAGCTTTATAGGGACCTTTTGGTATTACTACCCCTAACATTGTAGAAAACTCTAGTAAATCTCTCGGATAATCAATTCCTACTCCCCAAATAATAGGAAATCTTGCTTCCCTATGAGGAGGACCTATTTTATTCTTTTTGATTACAAATTTACTCCAATTACCAAATGCCGTACTCTTATCACTCTTCTTAGCTAATATATCTTCTGCATGAGTAAGCATAATCGTTAATGATGAGTAATGTTTTATTGCATATCCACCTGGAGTTTCCCAAGTCTTTATATATGCACCAATATTGGCTCTCACTTGATTCAGAAAGATAAATAAAATATTATTTGTTCTAACATCATATGCATTTCTACGCAAAAATTGTGTTGATAGTCTAGCAACTAAAGCAACATTAGAATCTCCAAAATCATCCTCTAATTCTTTCTCTGGTGCCAAAGCTCCTACTGAATCAAAAATTATAATTGAAAATTCATTACTATTAATTGCTTCTTCAGCAATATTAAATGCTTGTTCTGCTGTCTTTGGTTTTGCCACAACAAAATTATTATTAGATGCCAAATCTCCAAGAATTGATTGAATTAAACTATTATCCAAAGTTTGTTCAATATCTATAAATAGAACTCTTTTACCCTGTAGTAAAGCTTGTTTACTTACAGACAAAGATAGAGTAGTTTTCCCACTTGAATCAGGACCAAAGATACTAATAAATCTACCAAGTGGGAAACCTCCAACTCCAGTAGATGCATCTAGAGATATGGAACCTGTACTGATAACATCAGTCACATCTGATGTTGATGTAAAAACTTTCTCTCCAAACTTTTCTCTAATAGCATCTAAAAATGATTTTTCTTTAGTCATTTATTACTAGACCTCCCACTAAAATAACCAATAGCAGCGCAAATCACACAGGCTATAAAAGTTATAAACCATTCTGAGAATATCATCTATTTGTCTCCTTAATAGTTTCCCACCAATTAGGTTTGCACTTACAAGTCGAATTCATTGATCTTTTGATCCACTCTTCTTCTGATATTAATTCCTTAAACCAAGAGTAATTAAAATTAAGACGATTCCAACCATCAGGATCAATAACTATTATTTCAGAATGCTCTCGTTGCCACTCTGCACTAGTTTTTAACATGTTTACTCCTTAGTCCAACATGATGCTGTGGTTACTTTTACATCTACTGGAAGGGTTTTGATAAAAGTCTTTGCTGCTAAAATCATTTGATTTCTAACAAATTCTGCCGCATCTTTTGATATATCCTTTTTTGCTAAAAGAATAATTTCATCATGAACTGTCATAATAAGTTTTAAAGATTTACCAAAAGGATTATCATAATAAATATTACACATTGCAAGTTTAGTTATATCAGCAGATGAACCTTGAATTACATGATTAAATCCTTCACGATATATTCTATATAAATATTTCCAATCTTTTTGTGTCCATTGAGCAGGAATTATAAACCATCTTTTTCTTCCTAATAAAGTAGAAGAGTATCCTAGTTCTATAATTTTTTGATGCACAGCTTTCATAAATGTTGCCAAAATAGGATATGTATTATTAAACGTCTCAATATATTTTTTAGCTTCGTCATCTGATACACTAAAATTATAAGCAATTCCTCTAGGAGAACTTCCATAAAGCATGGCAAAATTCATACTCTTGCCTTTTGTATATTGTTCTACTGTTAATTGATCTACTGGAATACCACCATGAATACTGGATGCTGTGATTCCATGTAAACTAATGCCATCCCTCATAGCTCTAACCATAGTAGGGTCTTGACTTATTTCTGCTGCAAGAACCAATTCAATTTGAGTGTAATCGCCAGATAGCATATCCCAACCATCAGGAGCAATGAAACAATTTCTATATTCAGAATTTTTTGGAATGTTTTGTAAATCAGGATTAAATGATGCATATCTTCCTGTTGCTGTTCCTCCCTGATGAAACTCTGAATGAAGTCTATGAGTTTTTTGGTTTATTTTATCAATAAAGTTTTTTCCAAAAGATGTAATTTTTTTAACCCATTCACGATATTCAGTCAGAAGTTTAGCAAAATCTATATCTTTGAAATCTTTCTTTAATTCTTTTGATGACGTTGTTTCAGATTGAATTCCTAGTTTATGAAGTAATCTTAGCATTTGTCTGTTACTGTCAGGATTAAAGTTTTTTTGAAATTCTACTAATATGTCATCTAAATTTTGAACAGATTCAAGATAGGCTATATTTTTTTTAGTTCCCTTATATGTAACATAATAATAATCCAAAAGTTCTCTAGCATTTGAAAATTTCTTTTTATCCATTCTGGATTTTATTTCAATTACAACCACAGAATCAATTTCATTTTTGAGTTCATTAGCATGTTGTTCAGCAACCTTAGATAAACTGTCCCATTTATTTACATCTAATAGAACTCCCTCGTGTTCCATTTCAACTGTGACCGGAAGTAGCTTCATTTCTAGATTTATCACCGGAATTAATTTCCTTTTAGAAATCTTTTCCTCTTGAGCTTTATATAAAGGTTTTAGATATATAACATCTCTAATACAATAATCAATTATATCAGGAGTAATTATAATATTAGGTTTGTTTATAAAATCTTTTCTTATTTCTTTGTCTATAGTAATGTTTAAATAATTTTTTAGTAAATCCTGATATGAATAAAAAGCTTTATGCACTGACCTATTAGTAGTTTTACTAGTTTCCCCAATACCAGCATTAATAATGGTTTCAGCTAGCATAGTATCATAGATATTCTTAAATATAATACCATATTTTTCAAGAATAAATTCTATATCAAATTTAATATTATGTCCTATAAGAAATTTATTTTCCAGTAGAGATAATATATAGATAATATGATTTTTACTTATAGTTCTAACATCATACAGATAAACTATATTATCAAAACTAAACTGGATTAGAATAATATCATCTTTAAAATAATCAAGCCCACTAGTTTCGATATCAAATTGGACTAATTTACCCAATTTTAATTTCAATATAGGTTCAATTGTTTTATAGAAAGAATCTTCGCTTGCTATGAATCTAATATCAAGTTCATTCATAGAACCTCCTATTTCCATTTTTAGATATTATACCATAGTTTTTCAGTTTGTCAATAGATCAAATGTTCTAATTTATCAAATTTAAAAAAAAATGTGAAGACCCCCTTTAAGATCTTTAACTCTTAAGAGTGTTAAAGAGGTAGATTCTAGATTAAACGGCTTTATATAAAGCCTTATATAAAGCCGTATATAGGAGCTTTATATAAAGACATATATAAAGCCCATAGAATCAGATAATATAGATAATTAATCTCCCATAAATCTGTAATTATCTAAAGGTGTCCATTCATCAGGATTAGTCTCAATCATACAACCACTCCAAAGACCCCAATGATGATCCATTCCTATATTAACTGTTTGAGCATTGCATGTAACTACGTCTAACGCAATAAAACCTCCAAAAAGACATGCCAAAACTAAAACAGTAACAAGAATCATAACTAAACTTTCGTCCATAGTATCCTCCTTAGATTTTAGGTTGGGCAGACCAGCTTTCCTACTGGCTTGTTGTCGGCAGTTGCAGGCGGACGGACCACTATCTGTTATCTGCCCGTATCATAAGGGAGTATCTCACCTTCTGCCCAACCTTGACCAAAGTATACTCCCATTTTGAAGTTTGTCAACTAGAACATCTGTGCTATTGACAAACCTTGAAACCATGCTATAATACAACCAAAAGGAGGCCGACGATGACTGAGATGTTACTGTTGAGCAAACGTATCTTCTCCCTGATTGCGGAGTATAACGTCAACCCTCCGCCGCCGTTCTTCGTGGCGCACTCTGCTTGTCGGGCGCAGGCGTCGCGCTATCACGACGCGGCGATGGCGATTGTCCTGCCCATTGAGGACATGGAGAGGTGCATCGAGAACCTGGGGGACATATTGGAGACCTACGCTTACCGCTACGAAAAGATGGAAGATACCAAGGACGGCTACAAGGCGCTGTACGCAGATGCCCTCGCCCGCATCGAGGCGCTGGAGAAGGATTATCACGAACTCATCTATGCCGTCGCCACAAAGTATGAGGGAGAGACAAGGCACCAAACAGCACTCCGCTACATCACAGAACGCGAGATGGGTGGCCTGACTGCCGCCCTCGCAAAGGAGAAGCCATGACTGAGACGGCGGTCGCCGTAATATTCTTTGTACTCGCCACTATCTTGATGATTGCGATGTTCATTGGATCAGACTGCGGTGGGGGGATGTGTCCATGATTGATTTCATTGACGCAAAGAAGGATTGATGATATGATGGATAAATTTTTTGGCAAAAATGATATTAAAACAAGTGAACAAGGTATGTATTTAAAGCCAGTAGGCAAACCAGAGGATAATCCATTTCCTTCACCTTATCCAGAAACACCATTTGCAAATTGGGAGGAACTTCTTATTCCACAATGTAATTATGGAGTGCCAGCAAATACAGAAGAAGGTGTTATGGATTGTGGTGAACCTGCTTTATGGAGAGTTTGGTGGAAACCAGATGAATCGGATTCAATGTTTGTCTGTGAGGAACATGCTAGAGTTATCGAAGAATCTGAGAGGAATAATAAATGAAATGTCCATGTTGTGAAGGAAAAAAAGGATGGTCTGAGGATTATGGGGAGGGAACAATTTTATGGGATAAATGTCCAATATGTCATGCCACAGGTAAGGTTGGATTTATGATATGGTTTTGGGGTAAAGCTCCTGCTAGATGGGTTGAATTGGTTGGAGACTTTCTAGATTGGCGGCATAAAAATGAATCTGAATGATTATATTGAAAAAATACTCAAACCAAGACGGGATTTGTATTTAAACTATGCAAGAGATGCTGAAGTTTATAAATTAGAAATGTCACAGATGGCATGGATAAGTATGGCTGATGATATAGATACAACTATACATGAACTTCAAGATTTGGTTTTAAATTTTCCCACTGAACCGGAGTAAATTATGGCAATTAAAACAGAAGAAGGTAAGTATCAATGTTTCTATTGTTTAAAACGATTTAATAAATCAGAAGATGCAGATGAATGTAGAGAGGCACATGATCTAATTTATGTACCAATTTCTAGGGTTGATTTAAATAGACTGATTAATTTTATCATGTATCCAGACATGAAATTATTAAAAGGTACAAGAATTATGGATATGTTATTTGACTATGCCAAAAAACCGAAACCAATTGAAAAATAAGTGTATCGTCTGTGAAGAAAAAATTCTTCCAGATGAGTCCTTATTTATGCTTGCTAGTGATTATCCATATAAAAATATCTATGTACATAGGATTTGTTTTCATTTAAAAAGTGATGATGAAATACAGAAAATCATTGAAAACAATCTAAAAACATCATTAATTGGCTATTTATGATAGAATGATGATGGAGGTAACAATGGATAAACAGTGGTGGAAAACAATTTATGGTCCTCCTGAAGGAACACCAGTAGATGAGAATGACATTGACCCATCTGAGTTACTTGATATGGGTGGAGAGATATGTCCTATCTGTTGTAATTTAACTTTGTTTAGAAATGGTAGATGTGTGATATGCAAAGCCTGTGGGCATAGTATGTGTGAAATATGAAAAGAAAACTAGAACCGATGACTTACAAAAAGTCTCTTAATTTAACTCAATTTAGAGATTTAGGTGATTTAGAAGAAAAAAGTGATGCTGAGATCATAGAAGAAAGCCAAGAGGAACAGAGATATGATCAAGAGGCCGAAATTCAAAAACGAATAGATGAATTTGGGAATGATTATGATTTAAGTGACATGAAAGTAAATGATAAAATAGTTATGCGCCAATTAATTCAGGCTATTATATCACTTGAAAGCTTAGAAGATACTTTTATGGCAGAACGCACAGATGTTTCAGAAAAAAATATTCTTATAATGGATAGAATTGCATCTATAATGAATAAATTAAGAGCGGATATTTCTAGTATGCAAAATGATTTAAAACTAACAAGGAAAATTCGTAAGGAAAGTGTTGAAGAAAATTTTATAACTTGGCTAGATAATACAAAGAGAAAAGCTGATACTTATTATAAACAAAAACATCTATTTATTTTTTGTCCAAAGTGCAAAGAACTTATAGCTACAGTATGGTTACTCTATCCTAATTCATTAAATATATTACATGCAGACTGTGCTAATGAATTTTGTGGAAATAAATTCGATGTAGAACTTTCCAAACTTTATGATACAGATAATAAGAATCTAAGTGAAGCGATAATACCATAAAAAGGAGATAGAAGGATAAAAAAATGTTAAAGGATTTAGTTTTAGGCGCATCAGGGACAATAGGTAGATGGTTTATGGGAGATAATATTGTATCAGTAGATAAAGATATTCCAGAAAATCATATAGGTACTTATCTAATAACTGATCTCACTGATGAACATAAATTAATATCTATTTTTGAGAATCAATCTTATAATAAAGTTTTTCAATTTGCGGCTGATTCTGGAAAAATAGATTATCTTCTTTCCGCAGAACATTTTTATGGCAATTCGACCCTTATTAATATCAATATACTAAAAGCACTCAAATGGGCCAAAAAAATCAATAAAGTTATTTGGCCTAGTTCTTTTTATAGATACGATATGTCTAGTCCATATGGATTAGAAAAAAAATATAATGAAGAATTATTTAAAAGAAATCTTTCTAAGGAAATAAAATTTATACTTCCTATTTTATGGCCTACCTATGGACCATTATGTGATTTGACAATTAAAAATGAGAAAATAACAACTATGCTTTGTAGAAGAATTATAAAAGCCAATGATGGAGATATACTTGAATTAAAATTAAATCCACAGGAAGGTAGGTATTTTATCTATATTACGGATGCTATAAAAGCAATAAAATTAATGGCAGATTATGATGAGAATTTAATACTTGATATAGGAGGAGTTGAATTTATAACATTCGGAAATTTATTTAGAGAAATAGTAGAAATATCTAGAAAAGATATCTCAGTTTGTTATACCTCGAACATTGGTGAAAAAAGAATTACAAATAAATCTCCTGATCTAAAAACAACTTTATCAATTTTAGATTGGAATCCTGAGACATCTTTTCATAGGGGTATGGTAGCGACTTATAGATTTATCGCAGAAACTTTGGAGGAATGGAATGCTTTATATAGAGCGGAACAATTGTAGAATTTCAGATTCAAAATTAGAAACAGTTTTAGATTTAGGTACAATTTATCCTTCTACCTTTGTTAAACCTGGAGAGGGATATGACTTTGAAAAAGTTCCACTTGAACTTTGTCGAGGAACGGAATCAAATCTTGTTCAGTTGAGACATACAGTTGATAGAGATTCACTTTATCGTCAATATTGGTATAAATCACAATTGAATAACACAATGGTTCACCATCTACAAGATATAGTAGATAATATAACAGAAAGAATATCAATTCATCCTGGGGATGTTATTATTGATATTGGATGTAATGATGGTATAATGTTGTCAATGTTTCCAAAATATTGTTTTAAAATTGGAATTGATCCAGCTAATAATCTAAAAACCGTAGCATCTGGAAATTGTACTCTCTTTGTGAATGATTATTTTTCTAAAGAAGTTCTTCCACCAAATCTACATGCTAAAATTATAACATCAATAGCCATGTTCTATGATCTTGATAATCCTAGAAAATTTATTGAGGATATTTTATCTGTAATGGATAGAGAGGGAACATGGGTCATTCAAATGACCGATCTTTTTTGCATGTTAAGGGCTAATGCTTTTGATAATATTGTTCATGAGCATCTAGAATATTATTCTCTAGATGTTCTTATGAAACTATTATCAGAATATAATTTATTTATTTGGGATATTCAATATAATTTAGTAAATGGGGGAAGTGTCAGACTTTATATATCTCGCAGGGATTCCTCACATCGTCAATCAATAAATGTTCTAAGAGCATCATTTGTAGAGGATGAGTATTTAAGAGATGATCCATCACTAAAATTATTTAAAGATAGAATAGAATCTATAAAATCAAAAGTCGTTAATTTTATCAGAAGAGAAAGAGATAGTTATAAATCAGTATATGGATTAGGAGCATCAACAAAAGGTAACACTCTACTTCAATATTTTGGTCTTGACCATAATGATATCATTAAAATTGCTGAGATAAATCCTGATAAATATGGACTTGAAACCATAGGATCACGTATTCCAATAGTTCCAAATCTTTATGCCTTTGCTGAAAATCCTGATTATTTTCTAATTCTACCGTGGCATTTTGCACCTGATATTATTAGTAAATGCAAACTTTATATGAACAAAGGTATGAAATTTATTGTTCCTTGTCCAGAACCAATGATTATAGGGAGGTACGGATGCAAATTGATGGAGTAAATTTAAAAAGTATTGGAACTTTAATTGATGAGCTATCAATTATAAATATTAGAATTTGGATGATGATAGACATTATAATGGGAAAGGATACAAGAAATCATACACAAGAAGAAATTATTAATGTCGCTAAAGAAGTTCAGAAATTAAATGCAAAGAGAACTAAAATCATACGAGCAATAGATGAGCGATTAGGAGATAAAGATTCTACTCCAGCCGAGAAATTGTATGGCTAGTTATGGAGCAGTTATTATATCAAGAAATGATAATTATGGTGGAAATCTAGTAGAACGAGCTTCTTATTGTTTAAATTCATGTATTATTACTTTTGATGAAATATTTTATATAGATTGGAACTCACCAGAGAAATGTCTTATAGAAGAAATAGAACCTAATCTATTAAAAACTGGAAAATTAAAATGGATACAAGTAACACCAGAAGAACACAAACTTTTTACTAATAATGATGAAAGTGTACAAGTATGTTGCGAGGTTTTAGGAAGAAACATTGGAGTTCGTAGGCTTTCTACTGATTTCATAGTCAGTACTAATATTGATGAAATATCTCCACCAAGACCACAACTTGAAACTCTCACATCTAAAACAACTTTTTATACAATCGCTAGACACGGTATTCAAGATATGAATATATTGCGTGGTGCTGGAAATTATCAGGAGATTGATAAAATAAGGGGAATTTTATTAGGAATGGGACTTCCTCAAGCATGGCCCGTAAAAATGTCATTGGAGGATGATTGGTCTTTAGTAGGATGGTGTGGAGATTTTCAGGTTGCTCATAGAAATGTCTGGTATAAGATTAGGGGATTTGAGGAGGTAATGTTAGGAAGAGGATTAGCAGATACATTTATTCAGAGAAAAGCAAAAGAGGAAGGATTTGAATTAAAACTTGTCTATGATGTACCTATATGGCATATGGATCATGGGGCAGGTAGCGGTGGAATTGGGAGGAATAACAATCCTGAGACCTGGATTTATAAAGATTATAAAGGTACAACAAATTCTGAGGATTGGGGAAAACCAAATTATCCATTCGAGGTTCATACACTATGAACAAATATATTGTAACTACAACAATACAACCTCCAACAGAAGCTACTTATAAATTCTCTGAAATGAAAGATTGGACTCTGATAATTGTTGGAGATATAAGAACTCCTCAAGAACAGTATAAATATGGTAACTGGATTTATTTATCTCCTGATTATCAGAATCAACATTATCACAATGTAAGTGAGGCTATTGGTTGGAATTGTATTATGAGAAGAAATATAGGTTTTTTAGAAGCATATAAACTTGGAGCGGATATTGTTGCTAGCATAGATGATGATAATATTCCTTATGAAGATTGGGGAAAAGATTTAATAGTTGGAAAAGATATTGAGGTAGGACTTTATAATTGCGATGTTGGTATTTTAGACCCAATGCAATTAACAAATCATCCTGAGTTATGGCATAGAGGTTATCCTATTGATAGACTTTATGAAAGAAAAAAAGTAAATTATCTTGAAAAAGTAATTAGGAAAGTTTTATTTCAAGTTAGTTTATGGAAAGGTGATCCAGATGTTGATGCTCTTTGTAGACTAATGTATAAACCTACAGATTTACAGTTAACAGTTCGTGAGAAATTTTCATCTAATAATTTTATCCCATTTAACAGCCAGAATACATTTATTGACCGAAGTGCTTTATCTAGTTATATGGTTCTTCCATATGTAGGTAGATCAGATGATATTTGGGGAGGATATATAGCTCAACATTTATTGAATACTCGCCCTGTATTTACTCATCCAACTGTTTATCAAAAAAGAAATGACCAATCTATTTATAAAAATTTAGATGATGAGTTATTTGGTTATATGTGGACCAATAAATTTGTAGAAAATATAGAATATTTTGAGTATCGTCTTCCTACAAAAACATTAAAAGCTTTTGATCTTTACAGGAAAGAATATGAAACCTTTAAAAATATTTAGAGATATAGATCGTCTTGTATATACTCAATTTATAGAATACTCATTTTGGATAGACACATTAAATTTTTTAAAAAAGAGAAATATAAGAACTATTGTAGATATAGGAGCATCATCTGGATTGTCTACTCTAATGTTTCTAGAACTGCCTGATTTAGAAAAGATATACTGTTTTGAACCAGACGAGATAAATTATGAAATGCTAATTGCGAATATGGAAGATTATAGAAATATAGTTGAATTACATAATGTTGGAATATATTATGGAATAACAGAATCAAATGTAGTTGGAACAGGAGATAAAAGTCCTTTAGGATATATGGTAGAAGATGCTACCAAAGAACATAATTTTATATTTGGTACTATCAGATATGAAGGAAAAAAATTTAAACTGACAACATTAGAAAATATTATAAAAACTCCAGTAGATTTAATAAAAATAGATGCTGAAGGTTCTGAATATAATATTATAGAAAATTCTAAGTTATTAAAAGAATCAAAAATTTTAATTATTAGTTTTCACAATCACCTAGAGAATTATGTGAAAGATTTTATTTATAGAAATTTACCAAAATATGTACCAATAATAGTAGTAAGTTCTGGAGGGTACTCTGATGTTTTGTTGGAAAAATAAATGAAAATATTATTTATAGAAAAGAAACTAAGAACTGATAAATTAGGAATCCTTTATCTTTCCAGTATACTAAAAATGGCTGGACATGATGTTAATCTCCTACAATTTGATGTTGATAATATTCTTCTAAGATTAAAAGAGGATAAGCCAGATTTTATAATGTACTCAGTAATGTCTAGTGAGTATGAATGGTTTTTAGAATACAATAGATTCTTAAAACTCAATTTTGATTTTATATCCGTAATGGGAGGACCACATTTTACTTTCTTTCCAGAACAAGGACTAGAGGATACTTATGTAGATTTTGTGATTCAAGGACCAGGAGAAGATATTATTTTAGGCATTGTTGAGGGAGAGTTAAAAGATAAATTAGTTGTGGGACATCTTCCAGATATCAATAAATTACCTCATCCAGACCGTTCTATTCTTTATAAATATGACGAGTTTGGTAAAGCTCGAATGAAAAGATTTATAGCAGGAAGATATTGTTTATATAGTTGCAAATATTGTTTCAATCATTTATTTAAAAAGATTTATCAAACAGAGAAGAATCTGTTCTTTCAAAGAGTATGTCCTGACAAAATGATTGAAGAGATTGGAGAAGTAAAACATCAATATGGCCTAGAATTAGTGTATTTCAATGATGATGATTTGGCAGCAAATAAGGAATGGTTAATTGAGTTTTGTGATAAATACAAAGAAAGAATTGGTCTTGATTTCTGTGGTTCTATTCGAGCATCTAGTGTTGATTATAATATATTAAAAATAATGAGGAATGCTGGATGTACTTTTCTGAATATAGCTCTAGAATCAGCTAATCCTGAAACTCAGAAATTTCTTCGCAGAGGATTTATTACTAATGACCAAATCAAATCAGCCTGTGATATTTGTAAGGAACTTGGAATTAAAGTTAGATTACAAAATATGATAGGTTTACCAGTTGATAACCCTCTTGAGGATGCTTTACAAACTCTTAAGATGAATCGAGAGATAAATCCAACAGATTCCTGGGCTGCTATTTTTCAACCTTATCCTAAAACAGATTTATGGAAATACTGTATTGATAAAGGTTTAATACAACCAGATACTCAAGCTGGAACTTTTTATGAACATACTGTGTTAAATATAAAAGATGCTGATAAAATAAATAATTTACATAAATGGTGGTTCTTTGCAGTAAAATATCAATGGCCTATAGAGTTAGTAAGAATATTACTAGATACTACTTTGACAAAAGAACAAGGAATGAAACTTCAAGAGTATAGATGGGATGTAGCTAAAAATTTACTTTATGGGATGTGAAAATGAATGCTTTAGTATGTGGGGCTGGTGGATTTATAGGAAATCATTTGGTTAATAAATTAAAGCAAGAAGATTTTTATGTTGTAGGAGCAGATTTAGTTTATCCTGCATATAATAAAACAAATGCTAATGAATATCATTTATGTGATTTACGAGAACCAGATTGGTGTGATACTTTATTTGATAATTATTATGATGAAATATACCAATTAGCTGCCGATATGGGTGGAGCAGAATATATTTTTACTGGACTGCATGATGCAGATATCATACATAACTCTGCACTTATAAATTTAAATATAATTAAAAGATGCGTTGATAATAAAGTTGGAAAAATTTTCTTTTCATCCAGTGCTTGTGTATATAATCAATATAATCAAATGTTTCCTAACAATCCATTGTGTAGAGAAGATTCAGCCCTTCCAGCATTTCCAGATAGTGACTATGGTTGGGAGAAATTATTTAGCGAGATACTCTACTTAGCATATAATAGAAATTATAAAATTCCAATAGCAATTGCTAGATTTCATAATATTTTTGGACCTTATGGGGCATGGAATAACGGTAAAGAGAAAGCCCCTGCTGCTATCTGTAGAAAAGTTGCATATGCTAAAGCAAAAGAACTTGATTCGATAGATATTTTTGGATATGGAAAACAAACCAGAAGTTTTCTTTATATTGATGAATGTTTAATAGGAGTTAGAAAGCTAATGGATTCTAATTTTACTGGACCAGTAAATATAGGTTCAGATGAGATGGTTTCTATAGATACTTTGGCTAAAATGATTATGAAAATTGCAGGAATTAATTTAAGAATAAATCATATTGTAGGACCTACCGGAGTAAGAGGAAGAACATCAGATAATACTTTAATTGAACAAGAATTAAACTGGAGACCAACAACAAAACTTTATGATGGTTTAGTTTTATTATATAAATGGATAGAGGAGAAGGTCAATGAAACTATTCAATAATATTATATTTTATAATCATTACGGAGCGGGCGATTTATTAGAATCAAAAGAGTTTGTTAAGGCATATATAGAAAGATTACCTGCTGAAATTTATTCTTATGCTCATGGTAAAAATCCAAGAATGTTTGCTGATATTCCAAATCTTCAAGCAATCAAAGTCGAAGATTGGATGCCAATGCGAACAGATACAGCGTATGTGAATGATAGAAATTTAATTATCAATACTTGGATTGGAAGAGATTCTAAATATGTTCTTCCAGGGATAGGATGTACTATAGAGAAACTTTGTGAAATGCACAATGATATACTTTTTAAACTTAAAGTTTCTCCTTTGGAAAAATCAATAATTGATTATGCTCCACAAACCGACTGGAAATTTTTTAGAATTCAACCAGTTAAAAGTTGGTTGGAACAACATCCAGAAAGAAAAATTCTAATCTCCAATGGTCCTGTTCAATCAAACCAAGCTGAAAATTTTGATATGACTTATGCTATAAAAATGTTAGCAGACCATTATAGACATATAACTTTTATAATTACACAACCTATAGATACGGATGCTGAAAATATTATTCTTTCTACAAATATAACAAATCCAAGTGACGGATTTGATTTGAACGAGATAGCATATCTGAGTTTATCTTGTGATACCTTTATAGGACGAAATTCTGGACCTCATGTTTTTGCACAAAATTATTATAATTGGATAGACCCAAAAAAGGCAAGTTTATCTTTTACTTATGAATCAATCGCATCACATAATTTCTATACTTCAGTTGTTCAAATGAAAAGATATTGGTGTAAAAAGACAGATACAAATAAAGTCTTTGAAGCATGTTGTAAGGTTATCGAGAGATAAGGAGATATAATGAGTAAAACATTAATAGGTATGGTAACGTTTGGAAATTATCATTTTACAGAAATGACAATAAATTCAATTAAAAGAACTGCAAAAAATCCGGTTGATATATTAGTTATTGTCGGTAAACCATATGATGAACTTACTAAGTTACTTTGTGAAAGTAAGAATATACATTATATATCACATGATCAAAATTATGGTTTTCCTTACTCTTGTAACGATATCTATGATTTTGCTTGGAAAGAACATGATTATGATAATTTAATTTTCATCGGAAATGATGTAGTTGTTTATCCTAATGCAATAGATATTTTAATAAAACAAGCAGAAACAACTGACTTTGAATGGATTGCAGGAGCACAATTTGATTCTAGAAGTCTAATAAGAATGTATCCAGAAACAGAAACTTGGTTTCATGGAGATACTTTAAAATTTGATGCCTTTGATAAAAAACCTTGGGAGGCACACAAAGGATGGCCTAATAACCTGGATTTTGTACCTGATAGAATTCCTGATCTTCATAATTTCTGTCTACTCAAGAAATCAGTATTTGATAAGATAGGATATAATGATGTGAGTTTTTATCCAGCATATTTTGAGGATAATGATTATGTGACAAGGGGTGTGAATGTAGGAGTTAATGCTTGTTATATGATTAATGCAGTTTTCTTTCATTTCTGGAGCAGAACAATCCATCAAGGAACTGGTGGTTCTGATCCTCATTTCTTTGAAAACAATAGACAATACTTTATTAGAAAATGGGGCGCAACTCCTCCAACTACTCCATATAAAATTCCATTTAACGGAATTCCCTATAATTTAACAGAAGATATTATATTACCAGCAACTTTAAAAATAGATACAAGAGAAAATGAGAAAAAAATTATTGCTTATTGGAGAATGAAATAGATGCCTTTAGTAGAGAAAATATCTAAAGCTGATTTTTATCTTTTTGAGATAATCCGAAATCCAGCATTATTTGGTGAGTTTGTTGCAAACTTTGATAAGACAGAGAGAGATGATGTCTGGAAATACTCAGATTATCAAATGGAATTCCTTTGTGATTATCAAACAAATGTATCAATTTGTTGTGGTCGTTCTGTGGGTAAAACTGTTTCATTATCAGATTTAATTATTTGGAATTTAATAAATAAAATTTTTCCTACAGATTATTTGATATATACAGTCCCAAATAAAGCACATTTAGAACCAGTATTTACTAATCTTACAAGAATGTTTAGAGCTAATACATTCTTAAAACAGTTTATTGATCCAAAGAAAGGAATAAACTCAAGTGACCATACTATTAAACTTCTCAATCATACTAGTTTATTGTGCCGTATTGCTGGAACTACTGGCACTGGAGTTAATGTTGTTGGCCTACATAGTCCTTTTGAAATTGTAGATGAGGCAGGATTATATCCGTGGGGAACGTGGGTAGAATTGCAACCCACTCTAAATACTTGGGAAAGAGGTCATAAAAGAATAGTATCAGGTGTTCCAACTGGACTTCGAGAAAAAAATGTTTTATTTTATGCAGACCAACAAGATGATAACTATAGTAAACATAGAATTACAGCACATAGAAATCCAAGATACACAGATGCAGATGAAAAAGAGAACATAGAGAAATATGGTGGTACGGACAGTGAAGATTACATTCATTTAGTATTAGGATTACATGGAACTCCAGTCTTTGCTGTATTTGATAGAAACTTAATGGAAATTGAATCCTATCCAGTCTGGAAAGTCAAAGTGGATGGAATAACCACAGCAGATGTTAGTCAGATTTATATGAAACTTGGGGCTTTACCAGCTATTACAGAAAGTTATGACTATACAGTTGTTGGCATTGATCTTGGATATACAGAGCCTACGGCAATTCATATACTATATTCTAAACATGGATTATTAAGATATCATGCTAGAATAGAACTTATCAAGGTTCCATATCCACTACAAAAGAAATTATTTGATTTCCTTGATGATAAATTTAATAAATTTGACATTATAGGAGTTGACTTTGGTGGACCAGGAAAACCAGTAGTCCAAGATTGGCTAGAAGCAGATGAGTATATTCATAAAGATTATAAGAAACGAATGATCCCAATTGATTTTTCAAGTTGGATAGTCTTAGGGGTTAATTCTGATGGGGAAGAGATAAAAACTAAAATGAAACCATTTGCAGTTTCATTAACTCAGGAATATACTAACTCACATAAAATTATTTATACAACAACTGATTATGATCTAATTGCAGAACTTGAAAGAACTACTTATACAAAAACTCCATCTGGAGAAGTTGTGTATAGAACATTGACTCCTAGAGGCGGAGAAAGAGGTGATGATCATAACACATCTGCACTGTTGATGGCTATGGTTGCTCATTATATTACAAAAGATGCCTCAATGAATAAACCAAAATCAAAAAGATTATATACACCAAGATGGTTAATCAGAGATCAAATTTCTGATTTAGGAGGAATGTAATGTCTAAGAAATCTACCACAAAAGCGGTAGTACAAAAAGAAACTGGATTAGCTAAAGCTTCTTATAGTGTTTGGGATACACCAGGATCAACTCATGGATCAGTTCCTTGGGCACCAAGCGATATTGATAAGTTTGAATTAAAACAAGATAAGTGGGAATTTATTGTAAACGATTGTCGTTATTATTATAAACGTGATCCCATTGCATCTATTGTTGTTAATAAAATAGTAGACTTAGCTATCAACGATATTCATTTAAGAGTTAAAACCGGAAGAAAAGTTTTTGAGAATATTTTTGAATCTATTAAACCAAATCTATTGCAATTTCTTAGAAGTTGTGGTTTGGAATTTCTAATCTCTGGACTTGTTGTTCCAGAGATCGAATTTACAAAAGTTGGTAAAGATGATTTGGATATACTTGGTATTAAAAGATTTTCATCATTACTTCTTCCGACAGAAATGTGGCTTCGTGATCCGTCACTTATCACAATTAATGATCCTTTAATTGGTGGGAAAGTATCATATTTCACAAAAATACCAGATAAGTTAAGATATTTTATTAATAATAATGGAGTATATGAAGATAATACAGAGGATAAACAATTATATACTAAATTAGTACAAGAACTGCCAGAATTTGTGGCACAAGTTAAAGAAGGAAAAGAAACAATTTTATTAGATAATCCTCTTATAATAAGACATAACGTTATAACCGGAAGTCCTTATCCAGTTCCTTATTTATATCCAGCCTTGGAATCACTTAAGCATAAGAGAAATCTACGTAGAATGGATTACTCTGTTGCATCAAGAGTCATTACAGCAATTCAGAAATTTACTATGGGCGATAAGGATTTCCCACTAACTGAAGATAATGAGGATCAATTACAAGAATTAAAGACACAAATGATGTGGAGAGAATCAACAGATAGTAGAAATGCAGAACGAATTTTTCAACTATTTGGAAATCATACTCTTCAAATTGAGTGGATTGTTCCTCCAGTAGAAGCTTTATTAGATGATACTAAATACAAAAACGTCAATGGTGATATTGCAATGGCTCTTGGATTTCCTAGAATTTTAGTTACAGGAGAAACTGAACGCTCATTTACGTCTGATCCTGAGATTGCAACCCTTTCTCCTGCCCAAACAATGAAAAGAATGCAAGAAGTATTTTTACCTATTGTAAGGCGGATTATTGATATAATAATAGTAGATAATAACTTAGGTGCTACAGATATATCTGTTCGTTTCCAACCAATCAATATGATTGGTGTTACTGCATTTATGCAAGGATTACAAAGTCTATATGATACTGGTAATCTATCAAGAGAGGATTATGCTGCTGCCTTTGGTTTTGATGTCTATGACCAATTGGAGAAGCGTTCTGACGAAAAGGACATTTTGAAGGATTATGATTTGGAGGAATTTGCTCCAGTTCCACATAGTAATGTACCAAATGTCCCAGGAAAAACTACTCAAAAACCTACAAAACCAGTTGTAAAACCAACCGGAAAATCTAAGGCAGGAGGTAATGAAGATGCCGAGGGAATATGAACATTGTAAACAAAGTGAATTAGATAGTGGAAAAAGTCTAAAAGATGCTAAAAGGATTTGTGCCATTAGATATTATAAGATACATGGACAAACTCCAATGCAAGCAGATAAAGAAGGAAAAGCAGCCGAAAAATCACAATATGATGATGATGAAATCAAGTTTTTTGAAATGCTTGAATTAATTGCTCCAATTGTTGATGCAGAGGCCGCAGTTTGGACTACAGCTTATATTAATGATCTGCCAGATTCATGTTTTTTATATGTTGAACCTGGAGAAAAGAAAGATGGAAAAACCAATCCTTTATCAAAGAGACATTTTCCATATAAAGATAAGAGTGGAAAAATTGATCTTCCTCATCTTCGCAATGCTATTGCAAGAATTCCACAAAGTAATGCTCCTGGTTTAAGTCCTGAGAAAAAGAAATCATTACAAGAACGTGCCAGAAGATTACTTGGTGGTCAAAAAGACGAGGAATAATAGGAAATTGATATGAAAATACACAATGTTATCTCAAATATTGTACAATTAACATTAGAGGATAACGAGCAATATAAGGAACAAATGGCATCATTGTCTTTAAATAAGACAATCAAATGGGTTAAGTTTATCCTCACAGATGATCAACCAAATATAAATAAACAACGAATTCCCAAGGGAGAGTTTCCAAATCTTGTAAAGTCAGGTATTTATATGCCAATCAAGATGGCCCAAGGATATATTCGAGAAGGGCATGAGTATTCTGTTCCTATTGGTACAATAACAAACCTAATAGAACGTGAACATAGTGTCGAGGGCATCGCCGCTTTGTGGTCAAAAGAATACCCTGATGAAGTTAAACTTCTCGAAGGAATGAGTTCTGCGGGTGAAAAGCCGCAAATCTCTTGGGAAATTATGTACTTGGACTCTGAGAAGAAGGATGAAATCGAAGAGTTTAAAGACGTTCAATTGGCCGCTGCCACAGTTGTTAGTTTACCAGCTTATAGTGGCAGAACTCCAATATTAGTGGTTGCATCAAAACAAACAGGAGGAATTACATCAATGGATGAGAAAGAGTTACAAGCACTCAAGGATTCCGTTGCAGCCCTTACTACAGACAAAAATACTTTAACAGAAAATGTTGCTACTTTAACTAAGCAAGTTGCAGATTTAACAAAAGAACGTGATGAACTTGCTACCTTTAAAGCCGAGGCTGATGCCAAAACTGAAAAGGAAACAAAACTTGCGGCAATTAAAAAAGTATTTGCTGATAACGAAGTTGAAATTCCAGAAGAGTATTTTGCTGATGAAGCTAAAGCTGCTAAACTTCTATCCATGAGTATTGAACAGATAGATTATATGATTAAAGAACTTGGAATTTTTGCTAAGAAAGAGGAAAGCACTGAAAAAGCATCAAAGCATATTGGTGCAAAAAATATTCCAAACCTAAAAGGTGAAAAACCAGTTCTTATGACTCCGCGAGAAATTGCAGAGAAGCTTCGTGAAGAAGCTAAAAAGAAATAATTAGGAGGATTTTTTACAATGGAAATCAATAAGTATAGTGATATCCTTGGGGTTGTGTGTTGTGAAGATATTGTCGAAGGTCGCTTCTGTCTCTTAACAACTAACCTTCCAGGGTCTTTTGATTTCGGCACTAGAACAGACCTTCCAGGGGTTATTAGACCTAAGACAGCCGCTCAGGGCTATCAAGCTAAATACCTTGTAACATGGATTGTTCCTAATCAAACAACGCCAATGTATATACCTACACCTTCATTGGCCTATTCTTTGAGACATGGTGGATTTGATCAAGTTGGAAATCTACCTATGACTGGAACTACAATCCATCTAACTTGGCCTGGACAAAAACAAGCTGTCACTATTCCATCCGGCTATCTTGCTTTAGCATTTGCTGGAGGAGTATACACAATTCCGTCTGGTCAATTCATTTATAACGTTGGATTGAGAACCCCAGGAACATATGTTATTGCCGCAGATGACGGTACTGATGGTGCTGGAAATGGTGGAATGGCTAAGATTTCTGCTGCTCCATTCACTCCAAGCGCAAACAATGTCGGTCTCGTTGAAAGATTTGATGTTGCTAACTGGGCATTACAAGTTAGAACATTTGCTCCATAAGAGTAAGATAAACTAGGAGGATTTTTATTACCATGAGCGAAAAAGATTATAAGGAAGCTTTGGCAGGAATGATGCGTGATCCCGATCAAAGAGAAGCATTTGCTCAGGTATTGGTGGAATTTTTGCAACCAGGACATCTTACTACAGATATTATAAGTACACTTCTTGATACTCGTGCATTAGAAGCTGGTGACGTTCTTGTGAAGAAAGTTCGCAAGGGCATTCAAGTTAGATCATTAGTTCCTGGTGCCGTACACCTATCAAGTGAACTTACAATTGCTGATCGTATTAACTTCATACTCGACGGTGCTGATGTTAAAGTCACATACAATGAGTGGGAGTTAGAACGTGGTGAGATTGGTACAGTTGCATCCATCTCTGCCGAGATGAAAGCCAAACTTCGTGACTGGTTTGTATCTAAAGTTTTTACAGCCCTTTCTACAATTTGGACAGCCGGAAATACGCCGCTTAACTATACTGCGATGGGCGGAAATATTACAGCGGCAGCATTAATAAATGCTATCAATAGAATCAATCTGTCAACAAGTGGAGCCAAAGTTATTATTGGTTCTAAAGCAGCCGTAACTCCAATCACCAGCTTTGCCGCTTTCTGGACAAGCGGAGCAAATGTTGGATATGATCCAGCATTGATCCGTGAAATTTGGCAAAACGGTTGGCTTGGACGCTTCTACGGTGTTCCAGTAGTTGCTATTGATCAAGTTTACGACTATCCTGATACCTATGTTCCCCTAATCCCAACAGATAAAATTCTTGTCATTGGAGATAAAGTTGGAGAGTTTATTACCTATGGCGATGTTAAGACAAAGCAATGGGTAGATAATAACCCAACTCCTCCTCAATGGATGTTAGAACTTTATCAACAATTCGGAATGATTATAGATAATGCTTGGGGAATCTATGTTATTGGGCAAGTTTCATAATGATTTATATTGAGGGGGAGATTAAGTTCTCCCCCTCAACTTTTACAATTTGGAGGTTACAATGACGGAAAAGGTTAATCCAATGGTGTTTGATCCTATGAATGCTGCTACTTATTCAGCTATGCAAACGGGTTTACCATATAAGATTTATCAAAAGACAACTTTAGGAAAGGTTGCTGTAACAATTCTTAATCCTTTCTCTGGAGAACCAGAAGGGGTTATAATTGAGGGAGACCCATCACTTCCTCAAGATCAAGATAAAATAACAATTAATATTTGGAACGCAAAAGAAGATGTATTCTTCAAAAGATTAAATAAAGCACATTTTGATGCTGGAAATTTAAGAGAAATCCCCGTTCCAAGACCAGAACAAATAGCAGCAATTCCTCGTTCAATTAATGATATAACTGATGAGGAAATTTATGAGCTTCTTAGTAAGCCATTTTTAGCATTAAAAAATAAGCTCAATAAATTCACCGCGCCTGCTCCAGTTATTCAAATCTTGAGAAAGGCTGAGGAAATGGAAAAATCAGAAAAAATTCTAAATGCATGTCGAGCTAGAATTAGTGAATTAGAGTTCTCAAATATTCCTAAAACAGAAAGTGGAGATAAAAAGGAATAATAAATGTCTTATTCAAATTTAGCGGAATACATCGAGCGTTTAAGACTTCACCTAGGAGATACAGATTCAACTGCTTATCGGTATATTGATATCTGGTTAAGTACAGCTTTATATGCTGCTATAGAAGTTCTTATGCCTAGATGGAATTATAAATATTTAATAACAGAAGCTACTAACTTAGTTTATAGAAATCCTGCATCAACTTTCCTATTTCCAGAGCCTCCTATTATTGAAAGAGGAGATATTTGGCCTATAATCCTTCAAGCATCTATCATAATAAAAGAAGGTTCATTGGAAAATTCATCTTGGAATTTTGCCTCATGGCGTGATGCAGAGATATCATACTCAAATCTAGAATCCTCTCGCTCAAAGGATGCCTCGCTCTTGAGAGATATAGAAATGTTAGATACTATGTTGCCGTGGAGAGCGAAACGGCTAGCGGGCCCAATAAAAGGGCATTTACCTGGATATCTTAGAAATGAGTATGAACATGACTAATAGGGACACTTATCCAAAAGGCTTACTAGGGCGATAGCGGTTTATGTCTCTATTAATCTTATTATATGGAGAGAATAAATGTTAAGAAGCAAACCATTAAATTTTAGATCAAAAATTAAAGGTAAATTAACAGTAACAGTTTTTGGTCCCGATGGACAGATCAAAAGACGAGAACCCAATTTCTTCCAAAGATTGTTAGGATTGCCTGGAAGTAGAATGATTTCAGTTAATCACAATATTGTCACCGATGAAGGTGATGCTATGATTGCTGATATTATGGCCCAAACACCTGCTAGAGTCAAAGTAGATAACACTAATGGTTATATTCAAGTAGGTACTGGTTGGACAGGTACTACTCCTAAAGCAAACACAGTATTAAATACTCCTACAGGTACACCAGAAGTAATGGATGCAACTTATCCTAAATTAAAGGGAGCCTTTGGTGCTGCCAATGATAATGTAACTCAATATAGATCGACTTTTGAGGCAGGAGATTTAAATATTACAGGAATTGATGAAGCAGGATTAGCAAATAATATTACTCCTGCATCATGGGATTTACTTGCTTATGGTCAGATCACTCCAGAAGTTAATGTTACTACATCCGATACTTTACAGGTTGATTGGGAACTAACATTCTTAGGCGCATAATATGACTGATACTTACAAGACTTTATACCAAGGTCAAGTTCCGGCCTCTGGTACTATACTTTATATAGTGGGTGCTGGAAAGTCAACTATTATTAAACATTGGACCGCAGTTAATCTTCTTCCAGCAGGATGTTCAATTAGAATGTGGAAGAATGGAGTAACTGATCCTTATGCTATTATGCCTACAATAACAATTCCGATGTCAGGATATGCTGAATGGGATGGAACTATGGCTATGGCAGCAGGAGAATGGATTGCAGCCCAAGCTGGAACAATAAATGCAATAACAGTTACACTTGACGGCGATGAGGTAACATAATGCTAACCGTATATGATAGCACTGGTAATATTAGAAACAGTAATGTTCCTGCTACTGGACTTCAAACAATTCTTAATGTTAAAGATTATGGAGCCGTAGGTGATGGTGTTACTAATGATACTACAGCAATTCAAAATGCCATTAATGCAGCACAAAGTCTTGGTACTGGTGGAAGAGGAATAGATGTTTATTTCCCTGCCGGTGTTTATTATATAAATGCTACACTTACAGTATTACAAGATAATGTTAGATTAATTGGGGCTGGTAGAGGAAGCACAGTCATCTATCCTAACTTTGCATCTGGAGATATTATCCAATTTGGTAATGGGACAACTGCCAGAGCACAGCAAGGATTTTTGCACATGCAAATCTTTGCTCCGGCTGCAAGAACAACCGGAGTTGGAATTAATATTCAGTACTCTGCTGATTTCTTACTTGAAGATTTTGCAATGAATAATATGGTTATTGGAGTACAAATAGGTACTGCTGCTAATCCGTCATTAAAAGTTCATATTCGTAATGGAACTATTAATGCTTTATTAGTAACAACCGGAGTAGGAATTTATGTTCTAAATGGTCTAGGTGGAGATACTTATATAGAAGATATTGTTATGAGTAATGCCCCTGCCTCTAAACCAGCAGCAGGAATTCGTGTGACTCAAAGTGGTCACTGTTCTATTCTTCGTACTAATGTTACAAGTTGTTTAATTGGATTGGATGTAAATCCTGGTGCTGCCCAAGATGTTTCTTATATGTTTATTGATCACAGTTTATTTGACTCTTGTGGAACACATGGGGCTAGATTTTCTCCAACAGCCGCTACTGGTCGTATTCGTAATGTAATGTCTGTAAATTGTTGGTATTCAGGTTCATCAACTAATTATGGTATTGAATTTGGTGGATCATCAGGAACACTTAATGCATTAAGTTTTATTGGTTGTCGTATTCTAAATAATTATAATCATGGTGTTTATATTTCATATGCATCAGCAAGAAATATTAGTTTCACTGATTGTACTATTTCTGGTAATGGCACACAAACAACTAATACTTATGATGGTATTAATATAGTTGCAAATGTTAGTGGATTATCAGTAGTAAACTGTAAAATTGGACAGGCAGGAACAGCAACAAGTATTCAAAGATATGCTATTAATATTGCAGCGGGAACAAGTGAAGATATTCAACTTATTGGTAATGACTGTCAACCAAATGGAACAGTAGGAACACATGGATGTATTAATATTGGTACACTTACAGGCGGTGGGAATCAAATAATTTTAAATAATCCAGCCGTTCCAGCAGGTAGTGGAGCATGTACTATTGCCGCATCTTCTGCTATTAACACAACTGAAACAGTTATTTCTTCCCCACTTCGTCTTGCAGCAAGTGGAATACGTGCTCAAACATTTTTTAGATTTGACATTACAGGTACATGCACTTCTACAGCACCAAATGTTTCAACATTTAGAGTTAGACTAGGGACAGCAGGAACTACTAGCGATACAGCAATTGCTACCTTTGCAACTTTGGGAGCATCATCATCTGGAACAGCAATTCCATTCTCAATTGATATAGAAGTAGTTTCCAGAGTACCAGGAGCAGCAGGTACATTCTATGGTTCTTTGACTGTAACAAATCATGGAACTGCTGGTATTTCTCCTATACCAGTACAAGTTATATTAGGATCAATGGCTACTGCAAGTACTCTAACTGCTGATTATATTACTTGTACTTATCAAAGTGCCGCAGCAACAACTACATCAACTTTCCAAATGGTTGCTACAGAAGTTAGTGTTGGATAATGAATGCCTAGAAATGGATATGATTTTGCATCAGGTGCTCTCGGTAGTTTTGAAACCTTTGGCAAATTCCAAGGAGATAATTATCAAAGAACCTCTGGCGGAATTGCTGGATTTATCAGATCAATTACTGATTCAATAGGTATTACTACTACCTTATCAAAAATATATACAGGAATTAGAAGTCTTACAAATATAGAAGGAATTACTACAACTTTAACAAAAATAGGAACCTTTTTCAAAAGTTTAACAAGTACAGAAGGTATCACAACAACTCTTACAAAAGTAGAAGGATTTTTCAAGAGTTTAACAAGCACAGTTGGAGTTACTACTACAACAACTAAGATTGTTAATTTCCTTAGAAGTTCAACAGCTACAGTTGGTGTAACTACAACTTTAAATAAAATTGGAACTTATATAAGAAGTTTATCAGTTACAATAGGAATTACTACAACTCTTACTAAAATTGGAACTTTCTTTAAAAGTTTGATAAGCACAATAGGCATAACAACTACTGTGTCTAAGATAGGAACCTTTGTCAAGAGTTTAACTTCTACAGAAGGGATAACAGATGCTTTAACAAAAATAGGAACTTATATACGCTCTCTCGCCAGTACAACTGGAATAACTGATGTTCTTAGTTATATAAAGACTGGTTATGGCGCTGTTTATGCTTTCTTAACAGATACAGAGGCTATAACAGACAGCCTAACAAAAGTTGGAACTTACATAAGAAATCTTACATCTACAGAAAATGTCACAGATATTCTTTCTGAAGTAGGAACATTTATAAAGAGTTTATCAAATACAATTGGTATTACTTCAATCTTAACAAAAGCAGAAGGTTTTGTAATAAGTCTTTCAAACACAGTTGGTATAACAACAGTCCTCTCTAAGATTGGAACCTTCTTTAAAACTATAACTGATATAGAAGGAATAACAACTGTACTTTCTGAGATAGGAACTTTCATAAGAAGTATTTCTACAATTGAAGGGATAACAACTAGTTTAGGGGCAATAAAATTAATACTGGTATCTCTTATGAGTACAGTTGGAATAACAGATTTCTTATCTGCATTTAAATCAATATTTTTTGATACTACAAGTAAGATTATTACTTATGTAAGATTAACTGGTGGAAAGATTGTTACATATATATTTGGTAGAGATGATTAAATGAGAAGAATCAAACATAAGAAAACAGCTACCATTAATCCTAGTATTAATTATACTGATTGGAATGATTGGCTTGTTGATGAAAACAATAATATTATTGATTTGGATCAAGTAACTGATGATTTTCTAAGTGGTGGAACAACAGCAGCCCTAAATGGATTACTTGGAACCTTAAGTTGGTCAATAACTCCTGGTACAGTAGCATCAAAAGCAGGAGAATTAAATCATCCAGGTATTGTATTGTTGGCAAGTGGCGCTACACAATATAATATTACTCGTTTATATCTTGCAACCAGTGCAATAAATCCTTCAATGATGTTAGATAATATGACTTACATTGCATTTATTATTAGACCCTCTCTTGGAACAACTGTAATGTCGGTTAGAGCTGGATTTACCCAAAGTTTAACCACAACAGATGATGGAGCACAAGGAGCATATTGGTCTTTTAATACTCTTGTAGATAATTATTGGGGAAGTGTTACTAGAGATGCTGGTGGAATTACACGAAATCCAACTAATATTCCATATGAACTATCAAAATGGTATTTATTAGAAATTAAACGTAATGGAAACAATTTAGAGTTTTGGTTAAATAATTCTTTAAAATTTAATCATTCAACAAATATTACTACATTAGGGTTATTTCCATTTATAGCAGTTCAAACAAATGAAACATCAAATAAAACTATTGATATAGATTATTTTGCTATGAACACAATAATTAATGCGCAAAGATGGACATAAGATATGGGATGGCCTGATGGAGATTGGCCCGATGGAAATTGGGCAGGCTGGAAAGATTTAGTTTTTGAAGAAATTCTTACTGAAGTCTATTTAGCTGATGGAAAAATTAACACATATTCTACTGAAAAAACTATTACTGAAACAACTAATGAAAATGAATCAGGAATAGATACTTATACAGATATGGGATAAATATGGAAACATCATTTGATCTAGGAGATTATGTTAAGATAGTAGGAGAATTTTATAGTAATGATATTTATACAGACCCCGCGACTGTAGAAATAACTATAACATCTCCTACTGGAATAGTGTATTATTATATATATGGAGTAGGTACAGATATAAAAAAGGAAGGAATTGGAATTTATTACATAGAACTTGAAGGAACTGAATCTGGACTTTGGTATTATTATTGGAAAGCCACTGGAAATGTAAAAGGCACGGAGCCAGGAAAATTTTTCATAAGATATCTGGCATAATATCACATAAGGAGATATTGATATGGTAAAATCAAAAGGAAAGGATAAAACAATTTTAGTTATTGGAGATGCTGTAACTCCAACAGGATTTGCAAGGGTACTTCATAGTTTATTTGTACCTTTATCAAAGAAATATAATATTCATCAGATTGGAGTAAACTATGCTGGCGATCCACATAGTTTTCCTTACTCTATTTATCCAGCAATGCTTAGATATGATATCTATGGAGTAAATAGAATTGCGGAATTGGTTGATAGACTAAAGCCAGATTTAATTTTTATTCTTAATGATTTATGGATACATGCCGAGTATATGAAAGTCTTGAAGGACTATCTTAATAAAATAAAGATAGTCATGTACTCCCCGATAGACGCAGGACCGATAGATTATAGATGGTTAAAAGAAATAAAAGATATTAATAGATTTATAGTATATACAGATTTTGCAAAAGATGTAATAGAAGATAGTTTAAGAACTTGGATTAAAAAAGAAGGGATTGATAAAGTTAGATTTCCTCCAATAAATATTCTACCTCATGGAATTGACACTAAGACTTTCTATCCATTTCCAGATATAGAGGGAGTTAGCGGGAAGATTATAGCTAAGAAAGAATTACTTCCAAACAGGTCTGATTTCTTGGATTCATTTATTGTTTTGAATGCTAATAGAAATCAACCAAGAAAAAGATTAGATACCACAATTAAGGGTTTTAAACTTTTTGCAGATAATAAACCAATAAATGTAAAACTTTATATGCATACTGGCATAGAGGATATGGGTTGGAATATTGTTAATTTATGTAATAGATATGATATAGATGATAGACTAATTGTATCAAGTATAAATCCTGGTGTTCAAACTGTTCCAGATAATAGATTAAATCTTATTTATAATGCCTGTGATATAGGAATAAATACATCTGTTGGGGAGGGTTGGGGATTGTGCAATTGGGAACATGCAGCTACTAAAGCAGCACAAATTGTTCCTAATCACTCATCAAATACAGAATTATGGAGTAACAAAAGAGGAATATTAATGGAACCCTCTTTTAGTTTGACAAATGAAAGAGTTTTAACAGAAGGAAGATTTGTTACTCCAGAAACAGTAGCAGAATCTCTAGAATTACTTTATCAAGATAAGCAACTTAGAGATAAATTAGCTAATAATGCATATAAATATATTACTAAACCAAAATTTAATTGGAAAAATATATCTAAACTTTTAGATGATATATTAATAGAAGTTCTAGAAGAAGAGTTGCCAAAAGTCGAGGAACAAACAGATGGTAATATCGTGGCCCTCTAATACAGTAAATGTTATAGACGAGATTAGAGATGCTATAGGAAGAAATGTCATAATTAATATTCCTATTACTGGAATTGCATGTACTAATCCATCTGACCATTTAGACCCTGTTACCAATCTATCTACTAATCAATTTTGTCCAACTTGTCACGGTGCGTATTGGCTAAATTCTATTTCTGGAGTTACTGTAATTGCTCATGTTACATGGAAACCAGCAGAAATTCCAATGTGGTATCCTGGTGGGCAGATTGTTGAAGGAGATTGTTTAGTTCAAATCAAATATACTGCATCAGCATATACTTATGTAACTGACGCAGAAAGTTTTATTGTAGATGGGAAAACACTAACAAAGAGAAATATTATTCTAAGAGGAGTACCACAGACAAATAGAATTCTTGTTGCGTTAGATCAACAAGAATAGGAGAGGAAACTATGGTTAAGAGAGAAGGTCAAGTCGTTATTGATGGACTAGATATGTTTGATATAATCACCTGGATTAGTAAAAAAAATCGAAGATATATAGCAAATGGATTACGAGATTTGGAAGAAATTTTGGGTAAAGATACAGAAGCATATGTAAGAGCAAGAAAATTATATCTAGATAGTTTCAATGATTATACTCGTTCTATTTTGATTACATTATTTGGAAACATAGAGGGATTATTCTAGTGGCAAAGGATATAACTTCTGAGTATCTAATGGAACTTTCCAGAAATGCTGGAAAACTTGCTAGAGCGGCTGGAAAGGAAGGTATGACAGCAGATGATATAGCAACAGCAGCGGCAGCGGCAATTCATGGCAACGCTAAAATGAAATTATTAGAACTTCTTGATGAGGCTATATCTGCCACTGAAGAATTTAATATAGGAGAATTTACAGGACCTTTACATAAATGTTTTAATGCAAAAGATATAATAACATATACTAGAAATGGTGCTCTTATAAATGCAAAAGAATTTGCAGGTAGTTATGAAGATTTAAGAGCAGGAATAGACGCAGCTAGAGCAGAATTAGGTATTGGAAAAACTCTATCTATAATAGATGCTTCAAGATTTTGGAAATGGAGAATTTATAAACCAGCAAGAGAAGGAGAAATTCCAAAAACATTTTCTGTATATAAATATAAAACTAAACTTTCTAGAGAAAAGACTAAAGAGAGAAAAGAAAATCAAACAGAAAAATTACTAGCATATGCAAAAGAAAAATATAAACTGACTATTACAGCTAGAAAAAGAGGATGGCAATTGGCTCCTTATTGGTTACTTATAGATAATGGTAATAAAATAAATAATATGACGGGAGGACATCCATATCCAGAAGTTAAACCTCAAAGATTTACTTATAAAGCAAAACAAGCAATTAATATACTTTATAGAGATGCAATGGTAGCAGAGATAGAAAAATATGCAAAGGATTTATCTGAGGAAGTTCTTGAGTTTCTCTATAATCCAAAATCAGCAAGACCTGGAACGGCTTTAGGAAAAGTAAAAGCTAGAGGTAACAGAGTAAGAGATTTATTTGTAACACGCGCAGGATTATTAGGTTATAGAACTGTAGAGGAATAATGCATCTTTTAAGAAAACAAGATTTAAGCATATATTATTGGCTCCAAAGTCTATTGTCGGCATATTCATTTGTGTCGGTAGAAGATGGATATCCAGATAAAATTCTGGTTAATCCAACTGTCTCGATTGATGCGATGGATTTTCCTATCGTACCTTTCGAGTTAGGTAATAGAGTAGGACAAAGAAGGAGACCTTGGGCTATAGATATATTTGCATTAAATAAGGCTCAGAGAGACGAGTTAGCTTATCTTATCATGGATGCCCTCGAAAACAGTATATCTGTCTACGACTATGATATAAATTTCCCGCCTCCAACACCACCGCAAATTGGTGCATTAGAGCCGAGCGATATTGAGGTTAGAATAATTATGTCTTTTCCTAGTGGTTCAGAGGAAAAGTTATTCTGGCGTTCCTCAATTCTGTTTATAACTACGTACCACCCAAATTAATTTAGGAGGAAATTTTAAATGGCAACAAGACGAGTTTCAATTCCATCTAAGCATGTCGAGCTTAAGTTAGTTGGCCCTCGTGATGCTTTACTTGTGCCTCGCGTTCAAAGATTAACTGCAAATGCTGATATTCCATCAACTTCAGTTGATGAACTTGGAAATTCTCAGCACGTTGGAACTTCTAGAGATATGCCAAATGTTACTTTGACATTTCAAGCTATGGATGTTGGACATAAAATTGTATCTATTCTAACTGGTACAAGTATGTCAGGATATCCTGGTGCTGGAATAAATATAACAGCATTGGCTAAAACATTTGACGCCGTTGGTCTAATTAAAGATGAGACGGTTGCTGATTATATTAAGACGATGCACTTAAGAAAATTGACTCTCCAAACAATAGCCTTAAATTACACTGTTGATGGTGATTCTACAGAAGAATACACAGCAATTGGTTCTGCAAAGCGTTGGTTTACAAATGATGTTGTAGTTGAGAAATTTGCATCAGGTTCTACTGTTTTCACGCTTGCATACACACCTGTTGCCCTTAAAGATGGAAGTAAAGCTATATCAGTTATTAGAGATACTAACTACGATACAGAAGTATCTGGTGCACCTGGAGCCGGAGAATATAGAATTGTTACTACAACTCTTACTCTTGGAACCGCTATTACTTCCCAAGTTATCGTAGTCTACCAAGCTAACCCTGGTGGAAATAACTGGACAGATGTTAGTGATTTGACTCTTCCGTCATCCATTAAGGGTAAAGATGTTCCATTGCTTATTCAAGCAAATAATATGGAAAGAGTGCAGTCATTAACAATTAATGCTGCGTTCAATCCTACTGCCGTTAGAGAAATGGGTAATAGAAATATAGTTGGATATACTTATCCAGTTCCAGATGTTACTGGTACTATTACAGTATTGGATACAGATACTCAACTTATTAGATTATTCACTAGTGGTGGATTAGGCGATACAGAGTTCCAAAGTGGATTCTGTGCAGCTACAGGAATTTCATTGATTGTTAAATTGCTTGATCCTGCTTCATGCACTCCTCCATACAGTGTTCTTAAGACAGTTTACCTTGATAAGATTACAATTACAAGCGATGGATTTACATCTAATGTAAATGATAATGCTTCTCAAACATTTGATTGGAGATCAGAGACAGGTAATCTAATTGTCTACTCAGGTGCAATGCCTGGATAATTATAACTAAATAATTTTGACAAAAGGGAGTATATTGAGGGGTCATACATAAAATTCTGGATTAATTTTAGAATTATGTAATTATGTATGACCCCTCGGTTTCTTAAAGGAGGCTAACATGAACAAGCCGGGGAGTACCAAGTAGTTCAAGTGTACTGTGAATTTTGTGGCCGTTATATAAGAGTAGAACATGGAGATGATTGGTTAATTTGTCCAAACTGCGGTCAATTATTAATGTGGCATGTAGTTATGGATATAGGATAGGAGAGGAAAATGGATATCGAAAAAAATGATGTAAATCTTTCTAGTTTATTTAAATGGCAAACTAAAATAACAATTAAGGATGCTAATGGAAATGATGCAGCTTATGCTTTTATGAGATTGGTAGGAGATGCTGATTTAAATAGAGCTAGAGTTTTTGCATTAAGAGAAAGTTCTAAATTGAGAAAGGCATTAAAAACACCTGGAACAGATGAGTATGAGGGATATATTGCTCAAATTAAAGAACAAGAAAAAGATATTTTAACAAGAGCAATCCTATTGTTTGAGATAAATGAACTTTCTGAATCTGCTAGAAAAGATGTGGATTTAAAGTTTCCTATAGAACCAAAATCTGATGCCTCTCAAGAGGAACATGAGGAATACCAAAAAGAACTTGATGATTTTCCTAAAAACTTTGCAGATGCATCCGAAAAAATTTTGCGTAAAAGAATTAAACAAGAGGAGAAACGTCTGGAAGCAATGGAGGAACAAGATTTAAAAAAGGAGTATATTGCGGGATTTATAAATTATCTCTGCCAAGAAGAAATGACAAGAAAATTTATAGATTTTTGTGTGTATCTTGGAACATTTAAAGATAAAAGATATAAGAATAAAGCATTTGAAAATTTTGAAGATTTTAATAACTCTGCTCCAGAATTAAAAGAACAATTGAAGAAAGAGTATAATGAACTTGAAATGAAGATACCAGACCTAAAAAAATTGCCAGAAGCAACGCAGTCTCAACCGCTTGGAGCGTTGCCCAAGGACAATGGATAAAATTATTTCCAGAATTTAAATCACCACTCGATATGCCTTGGCCTTACAGTTTTATAATAAGAAAAAGACAGCAAATAGATTCATTTAATGAGTTACCAAAAGAAAAAAGACCTCCCGAAAAAATGATTTGGTGGGGAACTCCAGAAAATATTGAAGAGTGGATGGAAAAAGTTTATCCTACAAGTGGTAAAAAAGAAGAACTTGATGGAATTAATATGATTATTGAGGATAATGAGATAGAATAAAAATGCCATCTTTTAGTGAAATGTCTGCCAATATAACAATAGTAGAGAATGCAATACGTGATCTTGCTGGTCAACTTAAACAATTAAGTTCAGCAGATATCAATAAACTTGCTATTCTTCGTGATACATTAAACTCTCTTAGTTCAGGAAAATTTACAGCGGGTGGACCGACTCAAATGATTCAAACTTGGAGAGATATTGTAACTCAATTAAATTTAACTGAAGAAGCAGCTATAAGAGTTGAGGCAGCTTTACGAAGAGTTGGAAATCTAGGAATATCTAGTGGTAGGTTTACAGGAGTAACTAGTCCGGCCAGAGATTATGAATTAAATAATCAATTACGCGCTGATATTGAAAGATCAATAATGCAAAGATCAGTAACTACAGGACAAACAGGAACACCAGGATTAGAGAATGAATGGCAAAGTGTTATTAATCGAAGATTAAGACAAGTTACTCGTGCCGGTATAAATGTTCCTATGGATGCAGAGCAAATAGCTGCTATGGAAGGTAGAGTCACAGAGGCACAACAAGCTACTGCTGATAGTCTAGCGAGACAGATCGCTGACAGAGAGGCTAATTTAGCCTTAATGCAAAGGGAAGTAACAACAGCAGGACAATTAGCGGATGTAGAAAATAGAGGAGATCAGACAGGAAGAGGTGCAAATTTAACTCCTGCACAACAAAGAAATGCTAATAGATTAGAAGAAATTAGAACCTTGTTTACTACGGAGGCTCCTAAAGAACAAGTAGCTGTAATTCCTGGCGGTCAAGTTGCTATAGAGAATGTAAGAAAAAGTTTGCAAAATCTTGGTATGTCTTATGAGAATTTAAATAGAGTTCAAGTTGAAGCCTCGACAAGCACAACTAGATGGTCTGCTAGTTTGACTGATCAAAACGGTCTTATCGTAAATGCTACTCTTACAACTGATAAATATGGTAATGTTCTTAAAGATATGGGGACTAGATTTAGAGGATTCTGGTCTACGGTTAGCAGGGATATTGCAAAAGTTGCAGAATGGGGAATTGCTGTTTCTGTTATATATGGAACAATGCGAAAATTTAATGAACTTATTAAAGAAGCCATCGAGATTCAATCTAAATTAGCAGATGTTGAAATAGCATTAGCATCTAGTACGACAAATATAAATACCATCTTTGATACCGCTAACAGAGTTGCTAGAGAGTTTGGTACAAGTGTTACTGGTGTTATAGATGGTTATTTATTAGCATATAGAGCTACAGGAGAATATAGATCAGAGGCAGAAAGAACAAGAGTAGCAACCATATTACTAAGTGATTCTATGATGTTGGCTAAACTATCTGGAATGGATCAAGCTGTTGCAATGGATACTTTAGTTGCTGCACTTAAACAAATGGGATGGGGATTAGATCGTGGGGGAGAATTACTTGATAAATGGGTGGCAGTTACAAGAGTTGCAAATGTTGATCTTAGAACTCTTGCAACATCTTTCTCTATTGTGTCATCAGCCGCAGAAGGTGTTGGCATAGATGTTGATAAATTAAATGGTATTATTGCAGCTTTTGCTGAAGTAACTCCATACAGTGCTGAGGAAGTTGCTAATGCTATTAGAGGTTTTGTTGCCGGATTCCAAAGTAGAGAAACCGAAGATGCTCTTGCAAGATATGGAATTTCTGTAAGAAATACGACAGGAGAATTAAGAGCTTTTGAAGAGGTTCTTACCGAGATTGCTTCTAGACGAGCACAAAATATTATATCAGAAGAGCAACTTTCTGCTATATCAAACATTATGGGTGGTGGTTGGAGACGTGGTGCTCAATTGAAAGCTATGCTTGAAAATTGGTCCAGAGTTAGTGCAATAACTGCTGTAAGTGCGGCTGCTAATGGAGAGGCACAAAGAGCTTTAGCTATTAAGATGGATACAGTTAAGACAGCTCTAACTAATCTAGCTAATGCATTTTCTAATTTAGCAAGAACACTTGGATATGAGGGAGGTTTTCTTGAGATAATTCAAAAAGGTGCAGAATTTTTAACTCGTCTTATTGATGGAATTACATCTCTAACTAGAGTTCTAGGAAGAGCCACTCCAGTTCTTATTGCTTTTGGAGCAGCTATGGCGTTTGTTAAATCAGAAATGTGGCAACAACAATTAACAATAATGTCTGGAGTAATGGGACAACAATCTTTAGCAACAAATCTTGATCCAACATTCCAACTTGGAAGACGTATTCAAGGACTTATACAAAAAATATCCTTACCCGTTCAAGGACTTTTGGGTGGAATTTTAGCTACTACATTAACAGGTGATCTCCAAAGAGCATTTAGAAGTGGTACTTCTGGAATTGAAAGAAGTCAGTCTTTTGCTAGAATTGGAGTTACAATAGCAGGAACATTATTTGGAACTATGTTAACAAAAAGTCCAATAATGGGATCAATGATAGGTACTGCTGCAAGTCAAGCATTAATACAGGAACTTGGACAAAATATTGGTGGACTCCAAAATTTATTCGCTGGCCTTATTGCAAGTTCAATAGAAGAAGTTACTGGAAATCGTCCAATAGGTCCTAATGAACCAACTCCAGAAGAGGATTTAAGAACAAGAGGAAGAGCATTAATTGAAAATATTCCAATTATTTCACCTGTAATTGGTACTTTACTTACTCTTAATGCAGGAAGAGCTAGACGAGCTATAGCAAATGAAAGGGGAGTTCTGCCTGGAGAAGTTTCAGAACAAGATGTGCAAGAAGCTCAAACAATGGGAATTCTAGGTGTTCTTTCTGGAAGAACATCTAGAGCAGATGCACAAGCAATGTTTGGATATATGTTAGGGAATGCTTTATCAAATCTTCCTCAACAACCTGGAACTAGAGCATTAGCTGCCGCTATATTAGATGAAAGTACAGCTTTAGCCGCACAAACAATGTCAGAACAAGGGGCGTATCTACCAACAAGTCCATTCGGTAGAAGAATGCAAGCTACTGGTGGAATGGAAGGAATTGCTACTCAAAGAATTGAAGAAGAACGTCGTACTAGATTTTTACAAGCAACAAGAGGACAAATAACCACCGCTGATTATCAAAGATTTTTAGATAATGCACCAACTATGATAGAAAGTATTAATGTAATGTATGCTGCTTTAGGAGATAGTGCCCAAGCAATTATGGGAGCAGATAGTGCAGCGGATGCTTATGGTAAACTAGTTGACGTTGTTATGGATATGCCAGCAGAACAATTAACCCAAATAGAAAGTGCTGCAAATGGAGTTGGAAGAGCATTAGATACTTGGTCAACTGCACCTACCGCTGAAAATCAACAATTACTAAATGATGCATTAAGACAATACCAGGATTTAATGACAGCAACAGTACAAGGACAGAGATATGCAGCATTTACTGCTCCACAAGCTGTTCTCGTTTCACCAGAGGCTACTCAGGCACAAATTGCAGCAGCAATTGCACAGGCTAGAGCACTTACAGATGCTTGGGTGGAAGCTATGGCTCCAAATGATCCTGTAGCACTAAGAGATGGTTTTGAGGAACTGGCAATTTTAAATTCAGATACATATGCAAGAGCATATTTGGAAAATATAAAAGATGTTATGCCAGATGCTTTGAATCAAATATTAGAAGAAATGAATATCGCAGGTCAGACAGGACCAATACCTATTAATTGGGAACAACCAGGAATACCATCCGCACAAATGCCAACTCAACAACAAGCAAATGCATTAACTGCATGGTTACAACGACAAGCACAAGCTCAGGGAGTGACTTGGACTCCTCATCCTGAGACTACCTTACTACTTGGAACAGATAAAATTGTTCGTGCTATTGATACAGATAGACTTGTTTTATCTATGCTCTTACAAGATATAAAGAACTTGGAGGAACAACAATTAGAAGGTGTATTCAATCTTCCAGCAGATATGGCTGCACTTGTTCCAATGACAGGTCGTTTATATTTCTCCACATCTCCAATTAATCAACAAGGAGGAGTGGGAGGATTTGATTGGGGAGATATATTAAATGAACCAGCAAATAATCTTGATAATGCTGGAGATAATTTAAATCTTGCTGCTGCGGCATTAATTAGAAATGCCCGTGGGTATTTATATCCAGAACAAGAAACAACTCGAAATCTGCGTGGATATAGATATCCAACTCAACAAATAGGTATGGGAGCAGAGGAGGATTATGGAATAAGACATAGTAGAAGAGGGACAACAAGTATTGGACAAAGAGAGGATTTTGGAGTAAGACATCCAACTTTAGAATCTTTATATCCTGCTGAAAGCATTTTGGATAGACTTCTAAAAGCTTTAAGTATAGTTTTAGGTAATATGGGTGGGATGATTTACAATCCCAATCCAATGCCTGAAACTGGAGGTAGAGGTCCTGGGTTACAAAATATAATGCCAGCCTCAATACCAATTACTAATAGAATTACTTTTGAAAATCAAAGCATTGTATATGTTGACGGACAGAAGATCGTTGATGTACTTTTGAAGAGAAACTTAATAGACTTTAAGACTGCTAAAAGAAGAACTGGAACAGTCGCTTACGATGTGAGTGCATAAAATATGGCATCTATATGGAAACTTAATGGAATTGATATTTATGTAGATCAGTATGGAATAGCAGAATCTCCAACCATTGCTGAAATAAATCCAATCAATTCTACCGATACAATCTTTCATTATATTAATACACCAGACAGTAAGGTAGAAATCCAAGGAATAGTTGTTGGGAGTGGAAACCTTGCATTAATAAGGGGAACTGTAGCATCAGTTGTAACTTTAATTACTGATCTCGATAATGTTACAGTCTTAGTTTCAGATATAAAAGCTGAAAGACAATTAATTGTATGTCAACATATTGATGAACTTCAATCAACAACCGCTCCAATTTATAGAGTAACAATAGCATTGAGACAATAAAATGGTAGCAACTCCAAAGATTCTAACCAATACTGTTTCTAGTTGTACTGGATTAAAGTCAATTAGAGTAACAGAATCTTATAATGCTGCTCTTGCACAGACACAGATAGCCTGTTATGATACAACATTAAATCTAGGCGATGCAATAAATTTCGATATAGGTTATGTTGGGGATAGTGGAAAAGCCTTTCAAGGATATGTCAAACATATCGAGAAAAATCTTCCTGATTTAACTACTACTGTTGTTTGTGAGGATGAACTAACAAAAGCTGTAGATTATTATATGGCATCTGATACTCCAGATAATCCATTCAGTAGATCAGATATACTTACTGAAGATTTGGTTAGAGATATTCTTGCTGAGGCACAAATATCATCCTTTACATCAAGTATTCCTCTTGTAGTTTATTGGGGAACTCATGGAACAAGAGTTGAATTCAATCTTACAAATGCTTGGCAAGCAGCCAAATCTATTGTAGATGCTCTAGCTTGGCATCTTTACTGTGATAGAAATGGATTAGTTCATTTAACAGACGATCATCCATATAAAGAGATTGGAGAGATTATTACACCAGATTTTACTTGGACCGATGCAACTCATAATTTAATAGCTCTCACTTCTTCAATTTCTGCTGAGGAATTAAGAAATAGAGTTGTAGTTTATGGAATAAATAATTTATCTGCTACAGCGTCAGCATCAAGTCCATATCTTCCACCAGGATTTTATAAAACAGCAGTAGTTGCAACTCCTATTATTACGAATACTGGACAGGCACAACAAGTCGCAGATTTGAACTTAGCTAGATTTAATAGACTAACTGAATCATTAAATATTGTTGTTGAGGGAGACTACGAGATTACTCCAAGAAAATGGGCTAATATAACTAATACATATCTAGGAATAAGTGGGGATTGGTTTATTTATCAAGTAGAACATACATTTGATGATAGCGGTTATAAGTGTAATGTCATGGTAACGAGGTAAGGATAAAATGGATTTTCATATTCCAGACTATGTAAGGATTACAATAGCAGGAAATAGTGTAACTCCTTACATTATAAGTTATAGTAGAAAAGATGACTTATGTGAATTAAGTGAATCTTTTGAACTTCAACTTAGTCTTACATGCCCATACACTATCAATCCATATAATGATGTTTTGATTGAGGAATTATATAATGGTTCAACTGGTTATGTATTAAGAGGATATATAGTAGAAACTGATAAAAATTATGAAGAGGGAATACTTACAATTAGAGGATTAGATAAATCAGTATTATTAGATGATTATTTCATACCACAAAATTTAACTTCAACAGGACAAACAGTAGATTATTGGATTAATTATCTTATCAGTTTAACTGGATTATCGACTCACTTTGATGTTAGTAGTGTGTATATTGTCGAAAATGAAACTCCATTAGGATTTCAAACAGTCGCAGATGCAGTTATGAAACTAGAACGTCAAGCTGCATATTATATTAAGTATGATTCACAAAACGATTATATAAAAATTTTTAGATTAGGAAATAGTCAAACAGTCTTAACAATCACTACAAATGATGTGGTTGATGCAAAAAGAAGCACTGGAACTGAGAATACTAGAAATGTAGTAAAAGTTTTTGGTGGATATAAATATAATATCCTAGATGGAAGTTCTACACAGGTTTTTGCAAAAGCAAGGAGCGGTATGCCAGAACTGCTTGTGGATAAAACTGCGGCTATAGTTTCTCCAGTTCTTAGAAGTCAAACATATGCTTATATTGTGGCTAATCGTATTCTAAGTGTTGTAAATGGTCTAGATGATGAACAACTTTATATGCTAGCAGGATTTTATCCAACTGTTCATGTTGGAGAATGTGTTTATATTGATGTTAACTTTGCCAATTTAGAATTTCATGGAAATAGAATGATAACATCAATAGAAACTAATGTAAGTAGTGATGGTGCTTTTACGACTATTGGAGTGGGAAAGAAATGTCCTAGAATATCTATAAATCTTCCTGATCCTCCAGTTTTCGTAACTGATTCTGTAAATGGAGTTGGTGTATCTTGGAATGGTGGAGATTCATTTTTACCCTCAAATACAGGATTAACAGGAGATGCTTTAGATGCTTATGGTATCGCTGTGAATCAATGGGGACAATCTATGGTTCTTACCAAGGATGGATTATATAGAAGGTATGGAACAGGAGGAACTTGGTCAAAACTTTCAGAATTACCAGACCCAGTTAATACAGCGGGGGATTATCCTACTCCAACAGTAGCATCTGGAATTACTTTCTTAAAAGTTGTAGATGAACCAACAGGATATGGAAAATTTCATGTTCTAGCTAGAGAAGATGCAGGACCATTAAGATCATGGATTTATACAACTAAAAATTTTGGTATGTCGTGGGATTCAGAGGAACTTTGGATTAATAAAACTCCTAGCGGATATCTATGGAATATATATCCAATTGATATCGAAGTATCCCCAACTAATAATGTTTATACTTTAGTTAATGCTTCTCAACCTAAATCTGGAATTTATTATACCCATCAAACATCTCCATACTCATTTGACTTGTGTACTTGGTCTAGTGAAACTGATCCAACGGTTAAACATACGATCTATGATTATGATGTATCTACAAGAAATTGTAGAATATACTCAATACCATATAATCGCAGAATAGCTTATGCAATTCAGGTTTTACTATTTCCAGCAGGATATTCTTGTGCTCGTATTAATATTCATAAAACAACTGATTTTGGAGATACTTGGACTGAGATATATAATCAAGTACCATCTTTACCTCTCCCAATCGAACCTGATACTTTTGTATACTATTATTCATGGCAACTACTTTTTGATACGTCATCCACCACAAATGAAATTAGATTTACACAACCTTTCAGTAGTAGTCATATAACTTCAATAAAACATACTAATGGAACAGTTTATTATACACATACACAATATTTCTACGATGGAGGATATACTTTTACTATAGATAGTTCTGGAAATGTAATTGAGGGTAGTTATGGTCCAACTTATAGTGGAAGTGAGACCTGGGAAACTTTAGATCAATGGGGAGCGGGTTCTGGTTATTTCGGACCAGGACCAGGACCTTATGGAACTTGGCCTATAAATAAATATTCTCCTACAGTGGGAGTAAGTTATGATTGGACTGATCCTTATTCTGGATATGAATATCCTCCAGGCGAAGATTATAGTTATATGCCTGATCCTAGAATTACTACTTATGATGTATATAGTGAGAATAATGCTAATTATATAAATAAAAACGATGGAACATTTAGTTATTTATCTGGAATGTCTGGTCTTAATATAAATTATGCATATGATGATGGTTATGCTTATAGAATATATTATGATACTGATGAATGGTGGTATTTTGGTTATGGTGATCCAGCAATTCCTATTACAGCAATAGATGAACAAGTAGCTGGACCTTCTGATATTCCACTTGATCCTATACCTCCTTATGGACCTTATTCTGTTTGGGATATGGAAGTTGGAGACCCTGATTAATGTCACTGGTAGTGTTGGAAAGTAGAGATTCTGTTGATAGTATTTCTCCAATATGGTCTGGAGCAACTCCATTTATTCTAAGTTACTTAAAATTATATGCAAATACTTTTGATACTTATATCTGTGGACCATATACACCTTTTGGTGGATATTTACTTAGAATAAATACATATAATGGTCTTTATACTGCAACAGAAGTTAGACCTCCAGTTGCATCAGGATTAGCAAGAGGACTCAGTGTATCACATTATTGGGGAGAAAATGGATATGCTGTTTATTCCGCAGCAGTTGAAACTTCTGGAAATAAGACTATGTTTTCTACAGCATATCCAGAAATATTGGGAGGCTGGACAACTTGTGCGCCTATATCTGGAATAGGAAATCCAATTGATATAGTATTTCCAGATACACCAAATAGTCCTAGATTTTTAGTTGGAATAAGTACTCCAAATAGTCAGCATGTAGAAGTTGTTTTAGCAGATGATCCAGAATTAGTAAATAGATATCCTACAGATTGGTCAGCTTTAGATAACACTGGTTCAGTCACCGATCTTGAATGTATGAGGTTTATATAGATGCCTACTATTACAAATGATTATCATAGTGAACTTTTAAATACTATGAGAGACCTTGCAAGAGGTTCTAAGTGGTGGTCAGCACCTATTAATCTAGGAGGTGCTCCTGGTCCTGGCGGAGGATCAGGTGTTCCTGTTGGCGGCATCTATGGACAATTAATTCAAACAAAAGTTGCTTATGATTCAAGTGAAGCCACTTATTCTGGTATTATAACTAATCCTCCTAGTGGAACTTTAGTTGATAATCTTGCACATCTCAGACAAAGACTTTATAATTTAGAAACGGGAAGTGGAACTTACAGTGGTAGCGGAATATCATCAATAGAAGTTAGAGATGATGGTGTATACAAAGGTAAAGTTACTGTTCTAGATTTTACTACAAATACAAATATTACGGTAACTGGTGATGTAGGTTATGTATCATCAGAAGGTGGTGGTTATGGTATTTTAGGAACTTTAACATATGAAAATTTAACTCCTCAAATATCAGGCGTTACTCATTTTACTATTACTTATACAGCTATTACTGGTTACTTTGGTGTATATCTAAATGGAGTTCGTCAAACAAATGACAGATATACAGTTGATCCAGGTAATCAAGGATTTGTAACTACATTTACTCCTGTAAGCGGTATTGATGTACTTTATGCTCAATATCTAACAATGTATGGGACTGTACAAGGTCCTACAGGTCCAACAGGACCTAGTGGGATAGGAAGTACAGGACCTACCGGAGCAACGGGTCCAATAGGGCCATCGGGGTCTCCTGGTGGAGCAACTGGACCTACTGGCCCTAGTGGGGCAAGCGGAGCAGTTGGAGCAACTGGACCATCGGGAGCAGCAGGCGGACAAGGTAATACTGGAGCCACAGGTCCAACAGGACCTACTGGCCCAATAATTGATATTCTTAATCTTTTAATCTTTGTGTAGGTGAAATTATGACTGTTTATACAAAAGAGTTCTTAAGTGGATCAACTAATGGTAAAGCAATTCAACTTCTAACAGTGACTTCACCAGGAACTTTGATTCATACAGCAGCTTCCACATCCAAAGATGAAATTTGGATTTATGCTGTTAATGATGATACTTTAACTCGTAAATTAACAATCGAGTGGGGAGGTACAACTGTTGCAGATAGACTCGAAGTTGGAGTTGATGCAGAGGCAGGATTTGCACTAATTATCCCAGGCTTAATTTTAATAAGCGGATTAATAGTTAGAGCATTTGCTGATGTAGCGAGTGGTGTTCTAATTGGTGGATTCGTTAATAGGATTACATAATGCCTCAATCCATTACTAATGCTCAACCTGCAAGATTTAGAAGCCGTCACCCAGGAAAAATTGATGCTGGAAACAGGAATCCCTATGATCCTGCTAGTTGGGGAACTTTATACTCCTGGTATAATGCTGACTATGGAGTTACCCTAGATGGAAGTAATAATGTTACAACGTGGGTTGATAAATCTGTAAATCATCATATAATGAATTCTTTAACCTCTGGTGACAGACCTGCATTTTTATCAAATCAATTTGGTATACTAAATGAATTTTCAGGAATACAATTTGCTGATCCTGAATATTTATATGGCACTGATATTCCAGCTACAGGCAGTAGTAATAGAGCAATTATTATTATTATAAAGGATGTTACTGAAAATGGGTCTGATCCTATGAATCATATATGTCATTGGGGAACCAATGCTAATGATCAATCATGGGGATTAGTTTCTAAAACTGGTGGTTCATTTGAATATGGAAATCACTATTGGGCCGATCATAGTCATAGTTTAATAACTCCTGTATCCTCTATAAAATGTATTATAGAGAACAAAATTGGAGATTATGAATATTGGTATCAAAATGGAGTTTTATCAACCTCAGTATATAAAGTTTGTAATACTGGAAGTACATATGGAATGCTCATAGGTTCTCGTATTGAGTCTCCCGCAGAAGGTGCCAATTTTTGTATTTGTGAACTTATGACTTATTCAAATGACATAGATGTTAATTCAGTTTGGCCGGTTATTAAAGCACAATATGGTTTGTAATAAGGAGAGGATAAAATGAGGTTTCATTTATTAGGACTTGCACATACTAAAACAAATAAAGATTTTATTTTGTGTGCATATACTCAAAAAGTATATAAATTGGCAAGGATGCTCACAAAGTTAGGACATGAAGTTATTCATTATGGAGCAGACGGAAGTGATGTACCATGCGAGCATGTGACTGTAATAACTGATGATGTCTGGAAACAATGTTATGGGGATTATGACTGGAGAAAAGAATTCTTTAAACATGATCCAAATGATTCAGCATATACTACTTTTAATACAAATGCTATCAGAGAAATAAATACTAGGAAAAGAGATAAAGATTTTTTACTCGTTTCCTTTGGAAATTATCAAAAATCTATAGTAGATGCAGTAAATATTCCCCTCACAGTTGAAATGGGAATTGGGTATTCTGGAGTATTTTGTAAATATAAGATTTTTGAAAGTTATGCTTGGATGCATTATATTTATGGACTTATAAAGCAAGATGATGGAATTTGGTATGATGCTGTAATTCCTAATTATTTTGATCCACATGATTTTATTTTCAAAGACAAAAAAGAGGATTATTTTGCCTATCTTGGAAGAATAATCTCAAGAAAAGGAATACAAGTAGCTGTGGATACAACAAAAGTTATAGGTGCAGAACTAAGAGTTGCTGGACAAGGTTCTTTGAAAGATTTAGGAATAACAGATAATCATGTAAATCATATCGGTTCTGTAAATACAGAAGAAAGAAAAGAATTTTTAAGTAACGCAAAAGCATTATTTGTTCCAACATATTACCTAGAACCTTTTGGTGGAGTTGCTGTAGAAGCAATGTTAAGTGGAACTCCTGTTATAACAACTGATTGGGGAGTATTTAGTGATATAATAGATCATGGAGTGAATGGTTTTAGATGTAGAACTCTAGATGATTTTGTATTTGCTGCTAGACATATTGATGATTTAGATAAAAAATTGATTAGAAGATGCGCTAAAAAGAATTATTCTATGAAACGAGTTTCAAAAATGTATGAGGAATACTTCACAAAATTGAGTGATTTATATAAAAAAGGGTGGTATGAAATTCATGATGATAGGCAAAATCTTGATTGGTTGAGGAAATACTAATGACTGATAGAACTAGAGTAACTAATCTCGATATAAGTCCTTTGGGTGGTAATCAAGGAGATGTCCCAACTATTAGTGGATTATCTGTCTATTGGAAACCACCAACAGCAGCATCCGGTATTGCAGGAGCTACAGGACCAACTGGACCTACAGGAGAAAGTGGACCAAGTGGTTCTAGTGGTCCTACAGGGTCTAGTGGTCCTAGTGGAGCTACAGGACCAACTGGACCTTCTGGAGGGGGAAGTGGAAGTACATTATATGATACTAACTGGCCTAAAAGAACTGGTGCAACTGCTGACAGATGGTATTATGGAACTGCAAGTCCAAACGTAGCAGCAGCAGGAGGAAGTTTTACTTCAAATACATTATATGCTCATCCATTAATAGTTCCTGTAACTAGAACAATAGATAGACTATGTTTTACAATTACAACATCACAACCTAATTCTTTTGCACAAATGGGAATTTATATAGATAATGGTTCTGGATATCCTGACGCTTTAGTTTATCAATCTGCACAATTTGATTGCACAACTGTTGTTAATAAAGTAGATACTCCAGGAACTCCTGTTACTGTTAGTGGAGGTTATTTATATTGGTTAGTTTACGGATGCAATAATGGTTCGGTCGGAATTAGACGTTTGCTTGGAACTAGTATGGGAGATATTGGTATTTTGGGAATGGTCGCAGGTGGTGGGGTACCACAACCAGGATTCGGTTGGTATAAATCTTTTACCCTAATTAGTGGCGGAGCTTTACCAAGTCCATATACAGTAGGAGGTACAATTGTAGGTACAGCATCTTATTTACCTTGTATATGGGTTAGATATGCAACATAAAATATTACATTTTGGAGAATATATATTTATGACAAAATTTTGGGAATTATTAGAAGAAAGTGTTATTGTGCAAGGACTTATGACTGTTGGAGTTTGGGCAGCGATTATCTATATGGCAATATGTGGAAAACCTGTTCCAGATATTTTAACAGCGGGTGGAATGGGCATTTTAGGTTTTTGGTTTGGCAGTAAATCACAGATGGCTGCGGCAAGTGCTGCTAAAGCTGTAGTAACTGCCGCTGCAAAAAAACAAATAAATTAGGAGAGGACAAAATGAGTAAGTCACATGAACATGATTATTGTGGTTGTAGTCATATAGTTGCATACTGTAAGCATTGTGATGTTTGTTATTGTACTTTATGTGGAAGAGAGTGGGGTTTTAGAACTTATAGAACTATATCTCCGTGGTATCCTAATACTACTACACCATATTGGGGAACAATTACTTATAATTCACCTACCAATACAAGTGGATCAGTAGCAATCAATCACAACCATAATGAATAAAATTCATTATAATTATACTAAAGTAACCAAAATTTAAGGAGATTCTATGACTAAATACTATGTCGAAGTTTGGAATGATGACACTAAAAAGTTTGAAGTAATAGAGTTACCAACTTCTTCAGAAACATCTATTGTAATGCCCACATCTACATGGCAAGATGTGACAAGTAAAGTTCTATTTGGGTTCAATGGTTTAAGACAATGGCCGAATTTAGGGGTGGGAGGAGAGTTTACAGCAGAAGCCTTCATCCAAAATAAAAAAGTTGATTTAAGAATATTTGGAAAAATTGGTACAGGGACTACATTCCCAAGTAATAGTGCATGGTACTTCTATATGTTAGCACCAGAATTACAGGCAAAGGATAGAGCAATAGGAACTTTGGCTATGTATCTAGATAACGGGGGATCATTGTTTGGGGATTGTCGTTTCTTGTACAAAGGTGATGCTAATCCTCCATATTATCCTTTGTGTCTATATTATGCTTCCACACTTCCAGCCGGTGCTGGCTATCTTACAAGTATCTATCCTTGGACTTGGGCCGAAAGACCTAACTCTTGGTTTTTGGCACAAATTACTTATAGAACAGTATGAAGTCAGTTCAATTAATGTCTGGTGAAGAATGGATTGAACCATTAAACCGCGGAAAAGTTTGTGTTAGAATACAGTGTTGTGATTGTGGGTTAAATCACGATATTGAGTTTGAAGTAAAGGATGATAAACTAAAAATGCGTTGGCATGAGAACCGAAAGGCTACAAGTGCAGCAAGAAGAAAACACTTGACTTAATCCCTTAAACATGATATAATAGGGTAAATGGGTGCATTGAGCAATCCGGTGTGCTCGCCTGACTGTAGATCAGGTTCCCAAAAAGACATGGTGGTTCAAATCCATCTGCACCCACCAATAAATAATAGGACCTTAATGGTCCTATTTCTTTTTCCGATACCGATTTCATTTTTTTGGTTAGTTTCTTTGATGTATACAGGGGGGTGGCGGCGTAAAAAAAACCCCTCCCTTTTATTAAGGGAGGGGGGTACTACTTTACAAAGTCTAGTATCCTCTCAAATTCGCCTCCTTCTTTCCCTTGACAACCTGGTACTGCCCACTCGCAACAGCCTGGTTCACGATTGACTCCAGCTTCGCGACCTTCGAGATTACGGTATCGCGATTGTAGGAAACATCCCCTACATGTGCTGATTCCACTTTCCAGCCCGACCGTTCTAGCGTAGTGAGCGCAGCACCCTTAATGTTTCCCTCGTGTGGCATACTTTGACGCGCCTTGATTACTCCCAAGACACAGTATGCCGCGACCTCGAGGAGTGCGACTAGGGGAGGCGTGTGTACAAACAATCCGTTAATCCACGCGTCAAGCATGCCCGCTTGTCCGTTTTTGCAGAAGGCGCGGTGATTCTTTGCATCGCCTACAGCTTCATAGCATGGCCAGTAGTCCTCTAGCTTGACTACTGCCTTCTTGCCTTCGGGATTCTTGAAGGTGACTTCCCCCGTGACCCTGCTATTCGAGGCGAATTGTGCAACGGCATTTTGCACAAAGCGGTATGCTTTGACTCCTCTCCCCGTATCGCCCATACAATCCTTGGCAAGATTAGTATAGGCAAGCGTTTGCTTCTGTGACATTGCGGGGAGCGTGACTCCCTCTCCGATCACCTGGTAGTGCGTGGAGAGGGAAACATTCGCGCTTGCCAGCTTACTCTCAGCCTTGGGCGATGCTTCCTTGATTCGTTTTTGTAGCGCAACGCGTGTAGCCATTACAAGACTCCTTATGAAACGCAAAACGTAGCATATAGGCGCGAGCGTATGCCCACAATAGAGAATCCTCCTTCCTGCCCGCACGCGATAGACTCACTTGACCTAACCCAAGCCAGCGGAGGGAATTGCCACACGGAGGACTATATGCGGGCTGATTCCGCCGGAGCGCCGCGTACGGATTCCACAACGCTAGCCTGGGAGGGCTGGAGGGTGAGTCTACTGTAAAGGTACAAGAGCATTATAACCCGGATTCTAGTATTCCAGCTTTACATAATAAAATTTAGGACTCTGTTCTATTTGTAGAACAAAACCTTAAATAATAGGGTTTCGCATAGCCAACTTCGGGTTTAGTACTCAGTACTCTGTACTCAAGGAGGCTATAGTAACAGGAACTTAAAACTAATTCGGAATCTGAGTAAGCGTAGAGTAAACTAAAAAAGGCGAGTACTTAGTACTCATTACTAATTTGGATAGAAAACATAACAGTTGCCCCCAAGTAATGCGGATTCTATCCAGTTGAGTACTCAGTATATAGTAATTAGTACTCATTGTCGAGTAAACAAATCAGACTAATCTGGCCTAATTACTATATGCTACATACTCAATAGAAAGTAGAATAATAGAAAATTTATTAGTTTATTGAGTATTTTAGGTTCTGAGGTAACGGAATTTGAATAGAAATCGGGTTTTCTGAGTACTCAATACTGATTGACTGGCGATTGAGTAAATTGTTGTCTTTTGAGTAGATAAATAGTGTGTTTGTACTGTACAAATTATATTTTTGAGGTTAAAGTGCTATTATACTGTATTGTGAGTAATACAGCCTTATAACAGCATCTAATAGGATAATCAACAAATACTAAGATTTCTTTCAGTCAAAATCTTTAAGGTGCGATTCGGAGGGTCATGGTACAATCAAGGTGGCAGCCGCACGTCTAGACAAAGCTGAGTAATAGAAAAGGAGTACTGAAATGGCTACAAATAAGAAAATCTCCTTTACACTGGAAAGTTCACCAAATAAGAATTATCGAGTAGGAAAATCTCTCCGATTTACATGGGCAGACTTGTTTTTAGCATTAGATACAGTAAAACCTCTTTGTTCGAGTAAAATCCTACGGGCGGTTATTCAATCTTTGCTGAATAGTGGCAAAGATTTTACTCATCAATATTTGTGGAAAGTAGTAGAAATGCTATACAAAGAGAAACTGTTAAAAACAAGCGATACAATGAAAGTATGCGTTTGGATTATAGCAGCTTATGGGTACATGCACGGCTGTTCTACTGATGAATATGGTATAGGAACTTTCCCTCATCCATCGGGGCCGAGTAGAATCAAGAAAGTGAGGTTCACTGACTGGCGTGATAATCTAGTCTGTCCACTTTGTAGTAGAATCTACCATCCTAGAAAGGGCAGAGTAAATAAGGAGGTGATTGTAAAAGAATTTGGAGTATGGTTAGAAAATCATCTTACACGCGAACCACACTAGACAAGGAGAATAGTAAAATGCCAAAGAATCCAATTACCTCAAATGGAATACTTACTCCGCCAACAGAGATTAGTTGTGTATCTGAATCACGTGACTTCTTGAAAGTAACCAAATCCTTCTATAATGGAAAGGAGCGAATAGATATTCGTTTCTGGTACGTTGCAGCCGACGATGAAACTCTACTTCCTGGTAAAAGAGGAATCTCACTATCTCCTGAATCTGCTTTAGATGTGGCAAAGGCAATTCAGACAATCTTAGGGAGGAAAAAGTAAAAATAGTATAATACTAGAGGCCTCATTAGAGGCCTCTTTTTTTATTTAAAGAAACTATCAATCTACTCAAAAGGAGAGTAAAACAATGCTATCAAATAGAGAGGCACAGAATTTAGATAATTGGATCACTGGTCATCATGGAGAGGATCAATTTAGAGGATTATCTGATGTATTCTGTGCTGATTGTCCTCATGAAAGCGAGTGTGGTAGAGATGCCTATTGTAATAGTGAAGAAGAGAAAAAGGTATACTTGAGAAGTATTCAAGAAGTTGATTTTAGTGACGATAAGTTTCAAAAAGAACTTTCTGAGGAAGTTAGGAAACTAGGTAAATATATTTATGAATGTCCTACACACGGCAGATTCTTTTTTGACAAACAAGGAGAAGAATTAGGTTGTGATTATTGTGGAATGATTCTTAGTGAACTTATTTGTTTTTGTGAGGATTGTGATACTAGAACCTCTGTTAAACCTATTGTCCTTTATTTTCCTAGATGTATAAATTGTGGAAAAGAAGTAAAAGTCTATAAAGAAGAGGAGATTGTTAGTTTACCATGCGACCCACATCCAGAATAAAGCCATTACTTAAAAAGATAGAGGCTATTTGGATAAAACATCCTGATTTAAGATTGCTACAAATACTCCTAAATCTAACTGAAGATGATGTAGCATACTATATGGAGGATGATGAACTAAGCAGACGATTAGATGAATTGTATAATAATATAAAGATGATCCCTGCTGATAAAGTAGTTTTGAGGAGAGCAGAGAAAAGTCTTAATCGCCCTGATTCAGTAAAGAAAAACAAGGATTATATATCACTGTGAAAGGATAAAATGATTAGCAAAAACTTAATTAAAATAATTTTAGACTCTTTAGTGAAAGATATAGTATTAATCACAGAAAACGGTATGTGTTTTAGTGATTACTTATTTTATATCCCCTGTAAGAATTCTTATTGTGTATATGATACTTACTTTAAAATTGAGGATGTTAGACTAATCGAAATAGGTGTTGAAAGGAGAGCTTGTATAATGCTCAAGGATAGAAGAATGTGAACATTCACTTTAAATGCCCTGTTTGTCATAAAAGAGATAAGAATAAAGTATATTACGATCCTCTCTATGAACTTGGTGATGTTGATTATCATAAATGCCCTAATTGCGGCTCTATGATAAATATCCAAGAATATATGAAACTTGATATTTGGGATAAAGTATTGTTAGGTTTTTTTGTGTTATATTTAGTAATAGGTTGTTGTTATCTTATGTACCTGGCTACTCAGCATATTAATATTGTGATACATTAATGATAGAAAATATATTTAGAATAGTTCAGATATTTCCTCTAATTGTTTTAATTGCTGCAATAATTATGCTCATTACTCAAATCAGAATGTGGAGGATAAAATGAAATATTATAGTAGTTGGTTTTTGATTAGATATTACCACATTAAATATCGAATCAAGAGTCGATTTGCTAGTTTTCTTTTGAAAATAGCTTCTATTCTGCATAATATAGCATATATTATAGGCAGGATAGAGAACTCTATACTAAAACTTGGTAGAAAGTTTATGGATAAATCTAGTGAAATATCAATTAATGCCTTTGATATGTCTAATAGAGAATATGATGAGTTTATTAAGAAAATGGATTTAGATGTAAATAAGCATAAAATACTAGAAGATACAATAGAAGACTTAGAAGATATTTTAGACATAGTAGATGCAAATAAAACATTAGATGAATTATTACATCTACCGCCTACAATAGATAAAGATGAATCTCCTTTAACAATGGGTAACTGCCGTATAACCTAACAAAACTACAAGCAGAGAGGCCAAAAACCTCTCTGCTTTTTCTATTTAATCTATCAGTACTCAGATTTGGGTACTCAGATGATGAGTAGGCCAAGAGTAGAGAAAAAACTTGAGTACCGAGCAGCAGTTTGAGTACTCAGTAATTAATACTCATTGTAGACAAACAAAAAAATTAGGAGAGGAGGATTATCCTCCTCTCCTCTTGCCGTGACTAAATACAACGGCAAGTATTACAATGCAACACTGACTTCTGCCTCAGTAATTTTACTATTGCGAGCCTTGGGTTCATTTGCTTGTCGAGGATAACGCTTGAATGATTCTCTAGCAGCATTTGTCTTAATGCCACACATTGTAATCAAATCCTTAACATTGAATATCATCATGCCACCGCGTGCAGCATAATTAACTATTACATTATAATCAGCAGGTTCTTTACTAAATCCTAATTGTTTGAATTTTGACGCAACTTCATTCACCCAAGCAGCAAATCCTAATTGTCTAGCACCACGCGCTGTACCACTACCACCGACAATTGCATTGAAAAGGAATTCTGCTTGATTAGGATTTAATCCATTAATGAACTGAGATTCAGCATAGATTAAAAGTGGATTACCCTTACCGGCCACTTCTACTGAAATCTCATTAATCTGACCTTTTTCAACACTTGTGGCAATAGGTAATGTACTGCCAAAAGCTTTTAGACTAGGAAGAGTCAGTAAAGTAACTTTCTTTGTATTAGAAGTAGGCTTACTAATAGGTTTCTGAGGAACTTTACTATTAGCTATTCTATTGTGCAGTTCCTTTTTACCAGTCACTTTATTTTCCTCGTTACTCACATACTTGCTTTAAGACTTTAACAGGAATTCTAATCTTATCCGGGTTTCTAATAATTCTATCTTTACGCTTAGTTATCACTTTAACAGATTCATTACTAATATGGAACCTAATTCTTATATCATATGTTCGCATTGTAGGCTCCTTGACTATGCTATTAAAATGAAAAATGCTACTCAGATAAGAGTAGTAGAGGGTTTAAGAGGTAACGGCGAGACCTCTCATATTATAATGGCCGTTTCGATAATGATAAAAGTCTCTACTACTCATATCCGAGTAGCATTTCATTTATTTTAGTACGCCTACGAGGAATTGAACCTCGATCAATAGATTAAAAGTCTACTGCACTATCCTTTGTGCTATAGGCGCATGATTCTGAGTGGACTAGGGTAGACTCGAACTACCAGCCGACCGCTTATAAGACGGTTGCACGTACCATCGTGCTGCTAGTCCAAAGATGCTGTAGTTTATTGGCTTTTATCCTACAGCGTATCCTGCCTGTAACTACTAACAGGTTGTCTTTTGGTGCCCACCTATTAGGTGCTCACCGCAGAGTAGTTTTAAGCCACAGGATAGTCCCACCACCGAGATTTGCACTCGGACGCCATTACTGGCTGTGGATTTTAAGTCCACTATGTCTGCTAGTTTCATCATGGTGGGAGTAGTGGATTATACTGTATAGATGCGAATACTCAGGCGGATACTCACTGGCGAGTACTCCGAACCACTTTACATCGTACTCTCAGTATAACCCACTGTTCTGAGTATAAATGGAAGTTTCTCTTACTTCAGTACATTTATACTCAGAACAGTGGGGGAGAGGGCGAACCCGATAGACTAGACTAGTCTAGGATACTGTGGGAACGGGTAGAAGAATACTGATCTGTTTAACGGATTCAACATCCGTTATAACAGGCAATTCTACCACGTTCTCCACTATCTTTTCGGGCTGCATCAAAAGGGCGAGAGCCATTTGCCTCAGATCACCCTGATGCTGGTATCCGCGTAGATTTGTCTTTACTGGTACTATATTCCCATCATACGGGAGGAGGATAATCCAACGATCATCCTCAGTACCCTTCTCCCATCCAGTATTCAAGAACATGAGGGGAATATGGCGAAGTCCCTTACACATCGCCCGAATTTCTGTACCAGATTTTCCGTATCTACTCGGACGTTGAGGCTCACCGGCTGAACCAGATGTATCAGGCTTCCCTGTTTTAGGGGTCATGGAGTATTACTCCTTTTTGGGTACTATGTACCAGCCTGCCCATCAGGCGCGCCCTCTCCAGCCTTATTGTCCCACAGATTCCGAAAACGCACCTTAAAGATTCCGAATGAAAATAATTTTATTATTTGATGGAATTTAGGTACTCAAGTGTTGAGTAAGCGGAGAGTAAAAGAGAAATCTTGAGTAGACAAAGAGTAAAATTGAAGAATTTAGTAGTTAAAACTTTTGAGTACTCAGTAAAAAGTAAAGGAATTTGGAGTAAAAAAAATTATATTTAGTCCTAATATTCTATTATATATATTTATTCTACCATAATTTGTTACTTTAAACAGAAAAAAGGGATAACCGCTTTTTTACGGTTATCCCTCTCTTCTTTAGAATAGAAACTTTAGCAATTTACAACTATTTTTAGTTCATGTTTATCCTCCTAGATATATCATTTTGTTATAAGTTAGAATTTAGAGTAATTATTATACTTATATGCTCTCCGAGGTAACGGAAAATTTTTAGAAATCGGAAATTTTTATTACTTTATCAATATCCAAAATACTATAATAATTGTTAAACAAATTATAGTAGCCATTATAATACCTGTAATTTGTTCTCCGTTTAAAAGACACATAGGATATCCAAATTATTTGCCTACTTTCTTTACAATCATCTTTGGACGAAACTTATCAATCTCTTTCCTAATAGCATTAAATGTATCCCAATCAATTAAATAAGCATTGTTAAGAGCATCATCAACATCAACATAATCCTCACCGCTAGGAGAATAAATAACACCACTA